ATGAAAGTATTCGGTAGCGTCGTTCGCGCGCTGGTTATACTTGCTGTAACCGGATGCTCCTCTCCCCAATCTTCTGGCCCTTCTGACGAGGTGAAGGAAAAGCTGAAGGCGAATCCGATGTTCGCGGATTGCGGATGCTACGTGAGGGATGGCAGCCGAATCGCCTACTTCAGAAGTCCACCTTGGGGGTCGAGCAACATCAGTACCGGGCAGAAGGTGGACATAGTCGTTATCAACGGAGACTGTTCGAATCTGTCTTGCTCTATCGGTAACTTGGTGAGTTACGGCGATCTCAGCATGACCGTTTCTCGCACCCAGGATACGGACCCATTCGCAAAATTTATCATCTATGGCTGGCCTTGAGGTCTGGCCATGGCAACGAGCTTATCGCCGCTGATCGGCGCTTTCTTGCTCGCAGTTTTTAGCCTCGGTGGTTGCGATCGGCAGCCTAGCACGTCGGACAGCCGGAAGGCTGACTTTCCGGCTTCCGAATGCACATTGCCGAGTTTTCACGTGCCGGGTGAGAACGTGGTCCATGGGGAAGGCCCAAACGATCACGTTGGCAGGGCAACAGTGTATTCAGGCGCTTCGGCGACGGTTTGTTCAAAATTCTTCGATGCGTCGAAGTCGGTGGCTGGCGTCTACTGTAGCGTTGAGCAGAACCCGAGCATTGGGATGGTCGGATGCCCGCTCATTGCCGACTGCCCGGCGCCGGTTGTGGGTCGCGCAACTTGGGTGTCATTGCGAGATTCGGTCGCGGGAAGTCGACGTCAGATCTGCGGCGACTTCACCAACAGAACGCAAACGACCATAGGCGCAGAACTGTGGGTGAAGACCGCACCGTAGCAGCGCTAGACGATATTTTTTTTGGCGTCCTTGGATCTCGGAGGCATCCCGATCGGCATTGCTGCGATGAGCTGCTGTCGCATAGCCTCAACATCCTGCTCATAGCGCTCGATCGACCGGTCATCGCGCCACCCCGCCTGCGCCTTGATGAAGCTGCGCGGGATCTGCATCGCGCGGCCGTAGGTGGCGAACCAGTGCCGCAGCCAATGCTGAGTGAACTGCCGTACTAGCCGGGCATCCGCTCGCAGCTGGTCCGCCAGCGCGGGATCGCCGTCCCGCCGGGCGCGCACAGAGGCGCGCAGCAGGGCCCGGATGGCTCGCCGCTTCATCGCATTGAGGCCGGTCTTATTGAACCCCGAGGCGCCCTTGTCGAAGGCTTTCCGGCTGTACGGACGACGGTGGTGCGTCAGAAACAGCGGCTCCTTCCGCATGTGCAGGCGGCCGCGCCACTCCAGATACTCTCGGAGGACCTCGACGGCAGCCGGGTGCAACTTCGCGACCACGTCGTCGCCGTTCTTGGTGTTGTGGAAGGTGACTTGGCAGCGGGCATCCGTCAGCACGAGGTCGCCTAAGGCGCACCCGAAGATGATGCTTGATACGCGGGCGCCGGTTGACCACTCGGTGTAGAGCTGCGCGCGCAGGCTGATATGTGCGTGGCCGAAGACAAACACGAGGAGGTCCGGCCGCAGCTCGGCGACGCGCCGGCGAGGGCGGGGTGCCTGGCGCTTCGTCTTCTCGCGGGCGGCATCCGGATCCACCAGCGCCGGCACGGCTGGGAGATAGCCGCGGTCCTCGTGAACGCACCATTTGAGGAACGGTCGGACGATGTTGACGTGGCGTTGCCTCGAGTCCTGAAGGTTGCCGACGTGCCGCGCGTCGAGCCAGTCACGCCAGTCCTTCGACTGTATCTCGGTCAGCAGCCGGAACCCGAACTTCCGCACGACCTCCTGAATGATGCCGAAGTCCTTGTGGGACATCTTGGCACCGCGTCCGCCCGGCTTCGGTGTGCCATCCGGCCTTAGTTCGAGGTACTCACTAGCCGCAACCGCGACGGGCCTGGTCGGCTTGACCCCGTGGATGACCTCGCCACGGATTTCGTCCTCGAGCTTGCGCCGGATGGCGTCGGCGTCTTCCCAGAGATCTGGTCGCGCCGGCAGTTCAGTACTGCGTCGTACGCGGACTGAATCGCCCTTGACCCTAAGGGTCCCGTGTACGTGCCAGTAGCCGTCCCGCTCGATGATGCGGAGAGCCGTGTTCCGTGCTTTGCGCTGTCGTGGGCGATGATTGCGGCGCGGAGGGCGCTGTACGTCTGCTCGGTCCATCGCTTGTCTCGGCCGATGAAATGGTGGAACTGGAATAGCCGCTCGGAAGGCCTCCGCAGGGCGTCCTCGCGCAGGCGGTCCTGTAGCCAGCGGACGGACTTGTTCAGTCGGCCAGCTACGACCTCAATAGTCAAGTCACTGGATGCATTCATACGGCCATCAATCCCGTCGCGCCTGTCAGGCTATGGAGTTCGATGTATGCTGTCGCAACTTGCAGGAGAAAGGAGACAGTTGTTACGATCTCGTCATGAGTGCGTTCCCGTCGAAATACATTTGGGCTGCAGTGTTCGGCGCGGCGCTGATCGTGCTCCTTCCGTTCTTCACCGAGCAATACCTTTCGGCCACCACAGATGCGCGCGTGCAGGCTCTTGGCAATATTGTCGGAGGAGTCATCGGCGCTTTCGGAGCGGCTCTCGCAATCATGGTCGCGGTCAGAATTCAGGAGCATGACGCTGACCGGTTTAACAGAGCACTGACCAATGAGCTTCAAGACGTCGTGGTCGATTTCTACCTGGCTAGGAACATCATCATTCTTGCACGTACGGTGCACGACGATCTGACTCGGCCGTCTCCGATAAAGAAGCATCGCTTGGGCTATCGCTGGTTCCAAGACATAGTAATACGAAGGCCTTCTCTTTATCGCGCGATGGCCGAACGAAGTGTCGTCACCGACTATTCTTTGATCCGCGACTTTCTTGTTGTTTATGACGAGATACAGGAGTTCTCGGAATTCATCAACGAAATCAAATATAAGGTTGGTGACGACGAAATTCAGAAACATGATATCACCGCCGCACATAGGCGTGCGCTTGAGGTTGACATGACGATTTGGCCCATACTTTCGAAAATGGCTCCGCACCTCTTTGACAGAGAATTCCGCGGAGAAGTTACAGCGCTGCTTGAGCGATAGCGCGATCCGTCGGGCGAATCGCCCCTTCTCGTCAGTGCGGCCGCGGCATGACCGAACTATGATCATGACACCGACGGCATCCCGCCGCTTCCGACTGTTCGCATCATGGCGAGCATCGACCGACGCACCTTCGCATCCTTGATCCGATAGTAGGCACTTACCAATTTTACTGTCTCGCGCGATGCCATTGGATCGTCGGTTTTGGCTTGCGTAGTGTCGTGCGGCTTGAAGCGCCGAGCACTCGATCGCGTCTCTTCGAAGAACCAACCGACCGTCACGTCGAGCACCTGGGCGAGGGCATAGAGCCGGCTAGCCGACACGCGGTTGGTGCCGCGCTCGTATTTCTGGAGCTGCTGGAATGACACGCCGATGTCTTTGGCGAGCTTGTCCTGGCTGAGCCCAAGCAGCGTGCGGCGCAGGCGGATCCGCGAGCCGACGTGAATGTCGACCGGATCGGGATCGTCGTATCTCTGACCTCTATTGAGCTTTGGCATCTGTCTCTCCTGTGGTTGACTGCGTTGCTGGGCCTGCGTCGTATGGGACCTGTTCGGCTTGTTCGGGGTCACGGGGAAGCTCCGCGGCGAGCTGCCGTAGGCGATCGCGATGCCTATCCACCCACTTCAGAGTGGCGAGCACTGCTTCCATATTCGCGATGCGCTGATCTGCCTCCGCTTGATCCATGTCCTTGGTGTGGACGCGTTTTGCGTAGACGTTGCGCCGCAGCCCGATCTCACGGCCGACCTCCTTAATCTGCTCAGCAATAGGGACAGCGGGCATGGCTCAGCGCTCGACGACGTTGACCTTCATGCCCTGTACCGAACGATAGCTCTTGTCGGTTTCGATGGTCAGGAAACCGTCGGTGACCAGCCCCTTCAGATTCTGATAGAGGTTGCCGTCGTTCACATCGGGACCGGTCCGCTTGAGTTCGTTCCGGACGGCTGTCTGCTTCTTACCGTCGTCGAAGAAGCCGGCGGCGAGGAGTCGCGCCACGCGGCCGCGGAGGCTCGTGCCGTCGATTTGGACGACCTTCCTCGCGACCTCGACCATCAGCTCTGGTTTGTGCGTGAGCACCTTGAACAGAGCAGGATCGGTCGGCAACTCCCTGAGCAGTCGCGCCTTAAACGCCGCATAGGTTGCATCGAAATCGGTCGGCATCGCTGGAAAAAGCGACGTTGGGATCGGCGCCGGCGCCACCGCCGCGCGATCGCGCGCCGCAAGCCGGTCCTCGAGGTCTCGAATCTGCGCCTTGAGCCGGGTGTTCTCCTGCGCCAGTGCCTCGGCTTCCTGTCGGTTCACTTCCTCCTCCTTCGGCTGCGGCCGCCGCGGCGGCGCTACGGTGCCAATGGGTCTATCGCCGCGCGCGATGTCCGCGGCGGCGTTGTGGCTCATCCAGGCTGGCTGGACGTATGTCAGGACACAGTGCGTGCCCCAGCACGCGAAAAACTGGCCGCGCTCGAGCCGCGCGATGTCGGCCGGCTTCGGGCGCTTGATGCTGGCCGGGATGTTGGCCAGGTTGCGCTTAATCTCGTTCGCCTCGCGTTGAACGCCGATCAGCCACACGGCGGCGCCGCGAAGGATGACCTTGTCGACGCCGGCCATGTCCTGGCTGTCAACCCAGATGTAATTGCCGAGCGCGGCGCCCTTGCGGACGAGGGTCACCGCCGAGGCCTTCACCGGCGAGCCCTTGCCCTCCGGGATGAACTCCCACGCCTCTGGCACGAGGACGACGGTGTGCTTCTCGTGCTCGTTCACCCAATCGATGGCCGACTGGACGAACAGCATTTGCATGGGCGTGGCGAAGCCGCTCACGTCCATCACGTTGAGCCCAGGCTGAAGGTCGAGGCGCGCGGTCAGGCTGGCGCGGCCGATCTCCGGCACGATCAGGTCGAGGTAGGCGTCCAGCTGGGTATAGACGCCCTCGTTGATGCCCTTGGCTGTCCGCAGCGCTTCCCGAACTGCCTTCTGAACGTCGGCGAGCGTTCGGGTCGTGCGGCATATCCGCATGATCCACGGCCGCAGGAACTTGTTCTTCTCCTGCAAGGTCGCGTCGAGGATCGAGGTCACGAACTGCCAGTCTGCGCGATCGCGGAAATAGGGCTGGATCCGCCGGCTATCGTCGAAGGAGGTCTCGCCGCGCTTCGTCACGAACGCGATCGCCTGCACCCCGGACCGCTTCACCAGCGCTTCGAGCGTAGTGGTTTTTCCGCTCTCTTGGGTCTGCCCCACTACAGCCATGTGCCGGCGCGGGATCTCGACGGGCCGGCCGCTATCGACCTCGAAGCCGAGATGGACGGCGGTCATCGGATCAGCCCCGCAGCGAGCCGCGCACGGTGGATGATCCGCATGCCGGCGGCCGTGTCGCCAGACACGCGCCAGAGCGCCGCGGCGATCGCGCGCGCGTCGAGCCCCATGTCACGGAAGTGCTTCTCGTCGTCGCCGGAGGCGTGCGCCGCCTCGTGCTCCGCGCGGGTCACCGGCACCGCGTCCTTATCCTTGTTCGTCCGGCCCATGCCCTTCGGCAGGCCGTCGAGGTTGCCCAGGAGGTGGTGCGCGTCCCCGCACGGCTCGATGCCGCTCACGATCGACGGCAGCGTCTTCAGCCAGTCGAGGTGCTTCTGCGACATGCCGGGCGTGCGGGACCGCCGGCGCTGAGTGACGCCGATCGGCAGGGCCGACTTATCGATGCGTGGCGCGCGCATCAGGCGTTGAACCCGTGCTTGGCGAACTGAGCGAAGGTCTCTTCCCGGAAGCTCCGGCTCATCTGCTGCGAATACTGGATTTCGAGAGGACTCGCGGCGCGCTCGAGGGCCAGGTACACGCCTAGCGACTGAGCCCGTTCCATCATCCTCGCGAGGAGGTCCTTGAAGGTATCGACAGCGTTGCTCAGTTTTTGGATGTACTCGCGGTCTGGCGCCGTCTGTATCAGCGCCGGCGGCATTTGCGGGTGATAGGAGTAGAGGTCCGCGCGATCGAGGTCGGCGATCCAGATTTGGCCCTGTACTTGCGGCTTGTATTCGGGCGCGGCGCCGTCGAGCAGGTAGCCCAGGTGCACATGCTGGCTGGGGCATTTGATCTCCAGCGCAATGCGCCGATCCTTGCCGTCCATCACCAATCGGTCGGGGCTGAAGCCGACCGAGCCGTCGTCCGTCGTGATGAATCCGACCTTGATAGTCTTCTTCTCGATGTGGAACTCGTATTGCCGAACGGCGTCGTCCTCAAGCTCCTTGCCGCGCTCCATCCACTCCTGCCCGTCGATAGTCGCGCTGGGCATGTTGAGGAGCTTTTCCGCGCAGAGCCGCAGTGCGTACTTGTAGGCGGACGCGGATAGCTCGCACTTCTTCGGCGTCACAATCTGGTCGAAGCACGAGGCAGTCGGGATGCCGAGCCGGAGCTTGAACCACTCGGGCGAACCTTGTTCGACGTCGGCGTAGATCTTCATGACACCAGCCTGTAGCCGGTGCTGCTCGACTTGAACCGAGGCAGCTTGATCTTCGTGGCATGGCCGACAGCCGTCCATCCGGCCGGCCGGATGGCGTTGTATCGGCCTCGTCCGGGCCCGGCATTGTCACGATCCCGAACTACGACACAGTGAGCGTAATCGCCATCTATCCGTTCAACGGGGACCTGACGACCGGCAGCGCGCTTATCGTTGTCAGCCCATATCTGCCCCACAGCGACGGTCACGGCGCCACCTTCTTCTGTCGCTTCGTCAGCAGCATGTTCTTCGCCGGGATGTAATTGGCGCGCTGCAGCTCGCCGATGTGCTGGATGCCGAAGGTGCCGGCGAACTTGCGTTCGTCCGTGCCGGTCTCCTCGATAAGCTTCTGCAGCTCGGCGATCTGCTCATTGGTGATGCGTTGGATGCCGGCGAGTTTCGCGTCATCGTCCTCACCTTCGGTCACGATGTTGAGGGCGGCCGTAGCGGCGTAGCGCTTGCCGTAGGACATGGCCGAGCCCCAGCCCTGAATGCTGTTCTTGCCCCCGCTCGAATCGCAGGGGACGGGTGGGCCGGCGGTCTCGGTCGAATGGCCGGCCGAGTGGCGAAGGATGGCGACCATGGTCAGTGCGCCATCCGTGCGCTCACTGCGGAACGAGAGGGCGAACCCGTGCTCTGCGAGGATCGGCCTGATCGCGTCGTCGATCGCCTCCCAGGTCGCGTAGCGCGACACCAGCTTCTGCTCGCCATCCGGGTCGTTCTTGTTCTTCGGATAGGTGAGCGCGCCGCCCTTCTTGATCCGTGGCAGCTTCTGCTGCATGGCGAGGAACGCCGTGTTGAAAGCGGATTCGGCCTGCCGCGCCTCCATGCGCTCTTGCATTTTCAAGAGGGCTTCCATCTTGGTGACGTCGACGGCGGGATCTCGTGCAAGCCGGATGATCGCTGGTAGGAGCGACGTCGGCTCCGGCTCGACGAGGGCAGGGGGCGGCGCTTCGGTTGCGGGTACGACCGCATTACCGGCTGGCTCGGTCGCCGCAGCGGGCTCCTCGATCACAGCCGCGGGCTCTTCAAGAAGGGCGGGGACGGTGTTCATGGGCTCTTGGCTCCGTTGACGGGTTGGGAGGCTCGCCGGCGCGTGACAGACGCGCAGCGCCGGGCAGGAAGCCGCAGCGGCGGCATTTCCGCCGGCCGTCCTTGCGCTTCCGAATCTTGCGCTGTCCGCATCGTGGGCAGCTCGTCATGGCAACCTTTGAAATCGACGGGATTAGGGAGGAGGGCCTTCGCCCTGGGCCTCACGGCCCTCCTCCTGCATCCCGCTCGCGAGAGATCGAAGATCTCGAGCGAGTCATGAGAGTTGCGAATGCAACTCTCAGGGAGCCGCTCCTGTGAGGCTGAGGGCACCAGGTCACAGCTCCCAGTCGAAAGGTCAGTCGGCGGCGGCAGCCGATTTCGCCTCGCCGTTCATGGCAGCGATCGGCAGCGCCTTGATCGTGTCGAGATGATTGGCAAGCAGCGAGCCCGCGAGGTCTTCGCGTTTCTTCCGCAGTTCCGCGCGCTTGATTTCCTGAATGGCGGCCGCTTCCTGGGCGAGCGTCTGCTCGTAGGCGGCGCGATCGACCTTGCCGATGATCCACTTCACCTGAACGCTGGAGTCGAAGTCGACGTCGACATCGGGTTCGACCACCTTGACCACCGTCATGTTGTGACGGGTGTCGGTTGGCACGACAACGAAGTCGCCCGCCTTGATCGCCTCGTCGAGCGTCTTGAAGATGGTCCGCGGCGCGTTGTCACCCTGTTCATAGGTGCACGCGAGTGCGCGCACGTGCTTGTTGATCAGAAAAACGGCTGTTGAGTAGTTCATCGGTCGGTCCTCTCTCTCCGGTGTGATGGACGTGGTCGCCGCGCGGAACGCGGTCAGTTCAACTCGCTCCGATAGGTGGCGCCGCGCATGTGCAGCGCGAGGCACCGCTGCCAGAGTGGCGTGTGGCGGGTGAGGAACCGGGCGAGGAGGCGGCGGAGCCTAGGCATTGCACGCCTTCTCCAGCCGGCCGACAGCGTTGGAGATATCGTCGATGAACCGCGCAATTTCGTCGCCTAGACCAAGCGCGCCCTCGTCGGCACCGTCGATCTGCTCTTGGAAGCCGCGGGCGATCCGCAGGAGGTCGTCAACGCGGGCCCGATCGCGGCGCCGCAGCGCGTCCTGATTCTCCTCCTGGGACGCGTCCTCACGCGTCATCATGGGAGCCGCCGCAGGGCATCGAGCGTCAAGCAGCGATCGAGCGCCTCGCGGGGCGTCAGGCCGGTCTTTACGACCCCCTCGACGTACTCGGTATCCGTGATGCCCTGACGAAGATAGGCGGCGCCCAGCTGAGCGCGCTTCAGATAGCGGCCGATCTCGGTGAGCGGGGGGTCAGGCAGGTCTACCGCTGCCAGCCCGACCGGCTGCGCGCCGTCATCGAAAACCAAGACCGGATAAAGCTCGGGCTGGGCCATGGTCCCTCCCGCACACAATTGTGCGTTGAGGGAAAGTCTGGCAGTCCGGTCTTACGTCGTCAAGACATATTGTCTTAAGAAATTCGGCCTTTTTGGCTACTCGGCCAGGTCGATCTTGTTGAGGGGGAGGAGCTTCGGGCGCTCGCCGGGCCCGAACACGAGTCGGTCAATGTCTATACCGAACAGGTAGGCCAGTCGCACGAGGTCGCCGGGGGAGAGGCTGCGTTGACCTCGTTCGACTTTTCCCAAGTAATCGTCAGAAATACCCAAAGAACCCGCGACTTCCTTACGATCCCAGCCGCGATCTTTGCGTAATTTTGCAACGTTCTCGCCTATTCGTTGAGCGACTTGCTTTTCAAACGCTTGGCGGTTCTTCACCGGATTGGCCTCCGATCGCCTCTGTTACTGAACTACCAGCATTTTTCGCCGACTGCGTAAAGGGGGGCCGATTAACTCTCCTACCGGTCATGTCGCTCGTGCCGTCGATGATAGGTACATCGGGTCTTGTCTTGGTCAGACAATATGTCTTATCATCCGTGGCATGACGGACCTTTGGGCAACCATAGATCGAATCGCGGCGAAACTTGGTGCGACGGAGCGCAACCGGGCGAAATGGCGCCAGCGCGGTGTTCCGCACCGTTGGCGGCTCCCGATCCTCCAGGCGGCGGCTAAGGCAGGCATCTTGCTCGATGCTTCGGCTTTCGAGGCCCGGGCGAAGCGCAAATCCGCACCGCGCAAGGGCCGCCGTGCTGAATCTCTGGGCCTTCAGTCGGCGGGATGAGGAATGGGCGTCGTCAGCTCATTCCCGTTCGATCGCGCGCGCGAGGGCGTTAACCCTACGCGCCAGCGGAGCACAGTCACCGGCAATGTCAGCCGCGACGGCCTGCAGGCGCTCCACTACCCGCATCCGGTCGGCATAGCGGATCTGTTCGACGCTACTGCCGACCTGTTCGTCCTGGGCCTTGCCGTTGGCGCGGCATCGGCCCTGATCTTCGGCACTCTGCTGCATTCGATGGCTGCCGTTCTTCACGCCTCGAAACGTACGAGCGTGAGGGACGGAGTCCTATGTCCGAAAAGGGAAGGCGAATGACTGCCGCGGTGGCGCACATTGCGGGCAGTCGCATCGCGCTGTTCTTGCAGCGTGAGTACGAGCGGCCACGGGCCAAGCTGATCGCGAACGATTTCAGCGTCGATGACCGCACTGCGAAGTCGTGGCTGAAGACCGGCAAGGTTTCCCCTGCGCACTGGCACGCTATGGTCCAACGCTGGGGCCGGCGCTTCATCGCCTTTGTCTATGAGCCCGAATTCGACTGGGCCCGCCAGATGCTGCTGGCCGATGAACTGGAGCGCGCTGAAGCGCGCCTCGCGGAGTTACGCCTCAAGCTCGAGGGAAACACTGATGCTGCGTCACTTGTTGGCGAGGTTCGCGCAGTGGCGCATGGCACGCCTGCTCAAGCGGGCACGCCACTGGGAGCGCCTGGTACTGCGCCTGGTCGAGGGGGCGCGCGATGAACTCGATCCGGCGCGCGCTGCTGAGCGGTGACCCCCCGCAGCTTGTCGCTGCCGCCCTCGGGATCTCGCGCGCTGCTGTCGAGGAGGTCGATCACCAACTCGCGCTCGACGCGCGCGCACGCGCCATGTCATCGGCCGCCGCCGGCCCAGCGGTGAAACCGCACCCCGCCACTGCGCCGGGTTCGCGCAGTCTCGAAGAAGGAGGGTGGCAAGCGTTGAGGGAAGAGAAAGGGAAGGCGCCGGCGCGCAGGGCGGCACGCGGGCCGGCGTCTTACATCCCCGATGAATCCCTCGAGCTTTACCCGTGGCGCCGGACGCACCGGCACATGGCCGACATCCTCGCTGAGGAGCGCGCCGCGTCGTGACCGATAGCGAACTGGACGATCTCCCGCCGATTGACCGGGCGCTTGCCGTGCTCGGCCCGGAGCGCGTGGATAAGCGAGCCGATGGGACGTATCTGCTCGACGGCATTCCCGTTGGCAACGCGGCTCTGGTCGCTGCAGCTAACCAAAAGCTCGTCTTCGGCCACCAACCGCCGATCTTCTATCCCGGCGTCTGGCCGAAGCCGGATCCGGTCCGACCGACTGCGCCGCCGCCGCCGGCGCCGGCGACAGAGAAGATTTCGACGCGCCCCCAGAAGGTCGGGCGTTGGTCCTTCCTGTCTGCAGAAGCGGCCGCTGGCGGCGTGATCTCGGCACCATTCGAAGAGTTGGACGAGCTCGCTGGCGCCCTGAACCGGGTGATGCACGACGATTCCGCCGCAGCGTGGGACATCGCCAACGCTCGGGTGGATGTCGCTTTCAAGAAGGTCTGCCAGTTCATGCGCGATCGCTCGCCGCGTCGCGTGCAACAGCCGGCACCACCGGCAGGAGAGGGAACGTGAGCAAGGACAAGAGGGGCTTCGCGTCGATGACGCTCGAGCAGCGCCGCGCGATTGCCAGCAAGGGCGGCAAGTCCGTGCCGAGCAACAAGCGGTCGTTCTCGCAGAACCCGCAGCTCGCCGCGGAGGCGGGCCGCAAGGGCGGGCAGGGCAGCAGCAGCAGGAAGAAAGCAGTCACCGTCGAGCCGACGCGTTCATAGCCGGCAGACGAGCCACGGAGGGTCCCGCATGTCTGTCTCCGAATATGGATCGCTCCTCCTCGCGTGGACCGCGATCGGCCTGGTCGTGGCTCTGGCTTTCGGCCGCGCAAGCACGCTCGACGACCATCCTGAAACCACCACAGCCAAAAACGGAGAGATTGATGGCGAAACGGTTGAAACCCGGCGCGAAGTCGTCGGCGCCGAACAAGAGTAAGGCCGCAGCGAAGAAGCAGGCGGCACAGGAGAGCCCGCCGAGCGTCGGCCACAACCGCGCGATCACGGAAGCGGACACCGCGCGCGCCCACGAGCTTCTAGGCCGCCTCGAGAACGCCAAGGAAACCGCGGTCGGCAAGATCCGTCAGGCCTACAAGGACCTGAAGGATCAAGGGCACAACATCAAGGCGCTGAAGGAAGCGCGGAGGCGCCTGCGCCAGGACCCGCTGGAGGCCCAGCAGGATTTCGACGATTACCTGCTCTATTGCAGTCTCCTCGGCGTCGATAAGTCCGTCGAGCAGGCCCGCCAACAGAACGAGAACAACGCGAACGCCGCTTCGGTCGATGCGGCCGAGCGCGGAACGGGCCGGCGCAGCCCGACCTTCAGCCTCGCGGATGTGAAGAAGCTGCCGGCCACGCACCATCTGCGGGGCGTGTATGCCGCAGGCCTGCGCGCCGGGCTCGAAGGCGAAGAATGCGAGCACAGCTACGAGGACGGCACCGATGCGGCGCTGATCTTCGAGGGCGCGCACAAGGAAGGACTGGAGCAGCGGGCGACCGCTGCGCGCATGGAGCCGAAGAAGAACGGCGCCGAGGCGCGTCACTGACCATGAAGCGGGTCTTCGCCATCGACCAGGCGCTACACACCGGCTGGGCCACCGACATGCCGACTGGTGGCGGCCGTCCGCTGTGCGGCGTCTGGGACCTGAAGGGTGGCGGGGCGGACTACGAGGCGGCGTACGTCGACCTTGAGGAACGGCTGCTCGAAGCGATCGCGGTCCACAAGCCGGATGTGATCGTCTTCGAGTCGCCGCTCTTGGTGCACGGCGACAAGGTCATCACCACCGAGGATACGACGCGCTTGTCCTTTGGGCTCGCTTCCGTCGCCGGGCTGGTCGCGAAGCGCGAAGGCCTTGAGCCGGCCGAAGCCAACAACATGACTTGGAAGAAGCATTTCGTCGGCAATGGCCGCGCGAAAAAGCGCGAGACGCAAGAGCGCTGCCGCCTCATGGGCTGGGGAAGCCTCAACAACAACGCCGCAGATGCGTGCGGGATCTGGGCCTACGCGAAGGCGGTGCTCGACCCGTCGTTCAATTACGTGACCACGCCGATGTTCGCGAGGGCCTCGGCATGAACGAGCCGTTCGCGCTGGCGTTCGAGTGGACGCCCGAGCGCATCGAAAAGCTCACCCGCGCATGGAACTCTGGCCTGCCGACCAGCGCGATCGCCGAGTTGATCGGCGACGGCTGCACCAAGAATGCTGTGGTGGGCAAGGCGCACCGGCTCGAGCTGCCCGAGCGCGAGAACCCAATCAAGCAGCCGACCGCGCGGAAACCGAGCCAGATGCCGGAGCGCGCCATCGTCCGCCGCCAGCAAGCGAGGCACGAGCAACGCGAGAAAGAGAGCACCGGCAAGCCGGTCACTCCCCTTGCCATCCGGCCGGGGTTCGACGCGCTGCCGCTCGGCAAGAGCCCATGCCGCTTCCCAATGTGGCCGCACGGTGCGGAGCCGGATGGCCGCTTCTGCGGAGCGCCAGCGATCGAGGGCAAGCCCTACTGCCCGAAGCACGCCAGCATCTGCTGGACCAAGAAGGCTGACGAGGCGGCGTGATGCTGAGCCTCGTCGGAGACATCCCGTATTTCCGCTGCCTCGTGCGGCGCGAATACACGCGCAACCTGAAAGACGGCTTCGGCGAGTACCTCGAGGCGATCGCGCATCAGGTCGTCTGCCGCCGCGGGCACATGCTGGCGTTCAACGTCGTCTTCACGTCGCCCGAGGCCGGCGGTGCTCTCTGGCACGGCATGCCGATCGAGGCGCTGTGCTGGAAGCAGAGCCAGGCGCCGAAGCAGTCTGACCTGATCGCACCGTGGAACTGTCTGTCGCAGGACTTCGCCGTCTCGGAGATGCGCTTCCTCGCGCGTGGCCGCGTGCAGGTCATGGCCGGAGGGCAGCGTCATCCGGGGCGCTACCGCTTCACGGTCGATTTCTCGGGGAGCGACCTCGCTGACGATCCGGCGCAGCACAAGTGCCTGCATGTCTGCCAGATGGACGCCGGCCACTTCGGCGCCTTCCCGAACAACCGAATCCTTTTCGAGGACCCGGCCTTCTGGGGCGTGGCCCAGGGGCGGCCGGATTTCACCGAAAGCTACCACGAGTTCACAGGGGAATGACCATGGGGGAATACGGACTGATCATCGACAACTTCGCTGGAGGAGGGGGCGCCTCCGAAGGCATCCGGCGAGCGCTCGGGCGCGGGCCGGACGTGGCCATCAACCACGATCCGGAGGCCGTCGCCATGCACGCGGCGAACCATCCCGAGACCGAGCACTACTGCCAGAGCGTCTGGCGGGCGGATCCGCGCGACGTGGTGCGCGGCCGGCCGGTGGCGCTGGCGTGGTTCTCGCCGGACTGCAAGCACTTCAGCAAGGCGAAGGGCGGCAAGCCGGTCGAAAAGCACATCCGCGACCTCGCATGGGTGGTGGTGCATTGGGCCAGGCTGGTGAAGCCGCGCGTGATGATCCTCGAGAACGTCGAGGAGTTCCGCGATTGGGGCCCGCTGATCGAGACGAAGGACGGCGTGCTCGTCCCGTGCCCGGAGCGCAAGGGCCTGACGTTCCGGCGCTGGGTGCGCGAGATCCGCAAGGAGGGATACGCAGTCGAATGGCGCGAGCTTCGCGCCAGCGATTACGGCGCCCCGACCATCCGCAAGCGCCTGTTCGTCATCGCGCGCCGCGACGGCAAGCCCATCGTTTGGCCGGAGCCGACGCACGGGACGGGACTGCTGTCGTACCGGACCGCGGCCGAGTGTATCGACTGGTCGATCCCGTGCCCGTCGATCTTCGAGCGGGACAAGCCGTTGGCCGAGGCAACCATGCGGCGCATCTTCGAGGGCATCCGCCGCTACGTCGTGGATGCAGTGGACCCTTTCATCGTGCCGATCACGCACGCCGGTGACTCTCGTGTGCATCCGATCGACGACCCGCTGCGGACGGTGACGACCGCGCACCGCGGAGAGCTGGCGCTCGTGGAGCCGTTCGTGGCTGGCTGCGGCGGCCGCGCCTCGCAGTCGCCGCCTAAGAGCGTCGGCCAGCCGTTCAACACGGCGACGACCAAGGCCGATCAAATTTTCGTCGCTCCGTACCTCGTGCCGCGCTACGGCGAGCGGCCGGGCCAGGTCCCGCGCACGCATGCGGTCGACAAGCCGATGCCGGTCGTGGTGCCGACGGCCAACGGCGGCAGCCTTGTGGTCGCGCACATGGAGCAGGCGAACACGGGCATGGTCGGGCACGACGCGCGCAAGCCGCTGTCCACCATCGTCAGCCGAGGCACGACGCAGCGCCTCGTCACCTCGCACCTCGTGAAGCTCCGCGGCACCTGCAAGGACGGCCAGGATGTGCACCGCCCCATGCCGACGATCACCGCCGGCGGCTGGCACATCGGCGAGGTCCGCGCCTTCCTGATGAAATACTACTCGTCAGGCGGCCAGCTGCAGAGCCTGCGCGAGCCGATGCACACCACGACGGCGAAGGCCCGCATGGGGCTCGTCACGGTGCGCGGCGAGGCCTTCCAGATCGTCGACATCGGCATGCGGATGCTCGCCCCGCGCGAGCTATTCCGCGCGCAGGGCTTCGGCGACAGCTACATCATCAACCCGCTGTTCCACGGCAAGCCGCTGACCAAGACGGCGCAGATCCGCATGTGCGGCAACAGCGTCTGCCCGCCGATCGCCGAGGCCCTTGTGCGCGCGAATGTCGCCATGCCGCAGGAAGAGCGCGAGGTCGCGTGACCAACTCGACGTGGCCGAACGTCCTCATTCTCGCTGCGGCGGCCGGCGGCGACTTGCGCGGCGCCGCGCGTCTGAGGCTGTGGTTGCTTGAGCGCGACTGGCGAGCGACGCGCCAATGACGCCGTGCGAATTCGGATTACTATGGCTCGACCTAGCCGTTCGGTGGCTGGGCCGCGCCGTCAGAATCCATTTTCATACGAGCGGCGTTGCCCATGGCGCTGAGCATTTCTTGAAGTGGCTGACCGTCGCTCCACATCAGCTCTATGCCGAAATGGCCGAGGGCTTGCGCTGTCGCGCCGGCAAGAAATCCGGCCATGTGCTTGAGTCGCCACTTTCTGTCCGCGGTCAGCTCTTTACCGCGAAGATACTCGATGTACCGTGCAAGCTCCCGCTGCCGCTGGTAGACAATGATCAACCACTTGGCGTGATCAGATGGCAGGAGGTCGAGTTTCGCTGCCATAGCCGTGAAGACTGTTGGCTCGTCGAAATCTCGATCAAGGAGTACGGACGGGTTCAATTCGCCGTCGACGACTCTTTGAGTCAGGTTGCACGCGAGCCAGACAGAGACAGCTCTGAGACCCAACTCTGCCTTAAGCGCAGCCATCACCCGGTCTGCCTCGCGTGCGATCCTATCATCGTCGCGCTGACGTTCGGCGTGAATAGTCTCACGAACGCCAAAATACGCGCCAAATGCGCCGACGAAGCCGCTCGCGATCGTGCCGAGCACTTCGAGCCACTTGTCAGACCCAGAACCGAGGACGCCTGCAAAGGCCGCGCCGGTCAACGCGGCTGTGGCCGCCATGAAGAGCAGTGTCGAAATCTTCAGATGCATACGGCCAAGCATGCATCTTCAACTGTAAGCACGCAACTGGCCGCACTACCGCAGGTCGCTTAAATGACAGTGCGCATTCTCATAGGCGACGTGCGGGCGAAGCTCAAGGAGCTGCCGGACGAGTCCGTGCACATGGCGGTGACGTCGCCGCCCTACTGGCGCCTGCGGGACTATGGCACCGGCACATGGGTCGGTGGAGATCCCGCGTGCACTCACGAACCGCCCCCGTCGCGGCACCGTGGCAAGCACACCGCCGCATCGCGACATGGCCATCGCTCGAAGGCCGAGCGCGACCACCGGAGTTGCCGCTGCGGAGCGGTCCGCGAGGACGACCAGCTCGGGATGGAGGAGTCGCCGGCGGACTACATCGCCACCATGGTCGAAGTCCTCCGCGAGGTCCGGCGCGTGCTGCGCAAGGACGGGACGCTCTGGCTCAACATGGGCGACTGCTACGCGGGACAGTCTGGCGGCTGGCAAGGCAAGAACGGCTCGAGGGCGTCAAGGACGTTCACCGCGCGCATCCGCGCGAAGAAGGCTGGCGGGCTCTGCATCAAGCGCAAAGACCAGATCCTGATGCCAGCGAGGCTGGCGATCGCGCTGTGTGACGACGGCTGGTACATCCGCCGCCGCATCATCTGGTACAAGCCGAACGCCATGCCGGAGAGCGTGCGCGATCGGCCGGCGAACGCGCACGAGGACGTCTACCTTCTCTCGAAGCGGCCCCGGTATTTCTTCGACGCCGAGGCAGTCAAGGAACCGGCGAGCACCGAGACGCACGCGCGGGTGGCCGCTGGCAGGAAGAAGCCGGCCGGCTGGGACATGGGCCCAGGTGGACACCGGAGTCTCGCGGGGCGCTACAGCAACGGCGTGACGCCAAAGACCACGGACGAGCGGAACGGGAACCGCAACAACGCCTCGTTCATGGCGGCGGTCTCGCCGATCGTCGTCGAAACCCGGAACATGCGCGACGTCTGGGTCATCCCGACCGAGCCTTATCCCGACGCGCACTTCGCAACGTTTCCGCTGGCCATCCCGGAGCGCTGCATCCTTGCCGGCACGAGCGAGCGGGGAGTGTGCCCGCACTGCGGTGCGCCGTGGCTGCGCGTCGTGAAACGCCGGCGCGTGAACTCGAGCAATGCCGCGAAGGCCGGGACGAAGATCAAGGGGAAGGGCCACCCGACCAGCCAGGCGCGCGAGGACCACGACGTCCGGAACGGGCCCGTGGCGATCACGAAGACGGTCGGATGGAAGCCGGGGTGCGGCTGCGCCGATAACGTTCCGGTCCCCGCGACGGTCCTGGATCCGTTCGGCGGCGCCGGCACCACGGGGCTCGCGGCGGCGCGGCTAAGGCGCAACGCCATCCTCATCGAGCTCAAGCCTGCCTATGCCGAAATGGCGCACGCGCGCCTCAAGGCGGCGCTGGTCGAGGACGTGAAGGGCGCGAAGCCCCGGATGCAGGCAGGCCCGCTGTTCGAGGACGTGGCGGCATGAAGCGCCTCAAGCCCACCGATATCCCGCTCGAGGAGATGGCCGCGCGGATGCGCCGCGCCGGCATGTCTAAGAGGACCATCGACCAATTCGTTCGCGAAGTGCGGGCGCTGCCGAAGGCCGATCAATCGGAGCCGGAGCGCCGGAGGAAGGCCGCATGACCAAGAGAGCCGACGCCTGGATGCCGGTCTATATCGGCGACTATACCGGCGACACACTCCGGTTCAGCACCGAGGCGCACGGTGCCTACTTCCTGCTGATCATGGACTACTGGCGTCAAGGTCCGCCCCCGGACGATGACGAGGTTCTGGCGTCCATCACCAAGCTGCCCGTGGCGCGCTGGCGCAAGCACCGTCGCCTGATCGAACCGCTGTTCAAGATCAAGGGCGGGCACTGGCATCACAAGCGGATCGACGCCGAGCGGGAGGCGGCGGCCGAGATCACGAGCAAGCGGAGCGAGGCGGGGAAGAGAGGCGCGGAAGCGAAGTGGCAACGATCTGGCAACGACGATGACAGGCCTGATGGCGGCAACGATGGCAAACCACCGGATCAGCCGATGGCAAACACGATGGCAAATGCCAAGGCAAACGCCTCGCAAAACGATGCACCTTCACCTTCACCATCACAGTCACCTTCCGGTTCTCCGGAACTCCCTATCGGTCGTTCCTACGAACCGGGCGCGGCAGGCGCGCCGTCGGGGGAGGCTGACCTGCTGGAAATCCCGCTCGGCCTGCTCAAGACGCCTGACGGCGACTGGTCAAAACCGTTGTTCCGACAAGGGCTTTCATGGCTTGCTGGCGTGTACGGGAAGCCGCCGAACGCGCTGAGGTCATTCCTCGGACGATGCTTGCAGCAAGCCCAGGGCGACCACAAGCGCGTGTTCGACCTGCTCGCACAAGCGCAGCGCGAGGCGATAGCGGACCCGCAGGCGTGGATCACGGCCGCCCTGCAGCCCGGCAGCCAGCAGAGCGAGGTCGAGTCGGCGATCGCGAGCATCCGCAGGAAGCTCGGAGCCTAAGCCATGGGCGACCTGTTCAACGAGCCGAAGGCCGCCAAGGAAAAACCGAAGGCCGAGGAGCGCATCGACACGCTCAGCGATGCCATGGCGGCCCTCGTCCGGATGTTCCCAAAATATGCGGCCGAGATCGACGCCTGGACGAACGCCTACAAACGCGTGCTCGGCACGCTCGGTCCGGCGGACCTGCAGCAGACCTGGCAGGCGACGATCGACGCGTGGTCGAGATCCGTGCCGCCGAAGCCCGCCGACTTCGCCGTCCATCGTCCTGCAGCCGCGCGCGCTCCCAATCCAGAGGCGGCCGCGCAGATCCGGGACATGCGGATCACCATAGCGGCACAGGCCGAGCAGAAGGCTCTTATCGAGCGCAGCCTGAAGGCGCACGCCGAGACGATGGCGGCGTATTCCCGCCAGATGGCGAGCCTCCCGACGATCTATGCCGGCTCGATCAGCGTGAACGCGGCGGACATGGTGCGAAGCGCGTTCGTCTTTCATGTGAAGCGCAAGGCATGGGCAGTTGCGGTCGAGACCGCCCGCGGCGGCCCTTCCATCGACCACATTGACCTTGTGCACGCCGATTGGGCGACGATTTGCCAGCACGCCGAAACGATGCCGACTGCCGGGGGTAACGCGGCCCGTGCTGCTCAGCGCAAACCGAATCCGTTCGACGAGCAGCGCCGCGCCGAGATGCGTCGGCGCGCGGACGAGTGGCATGAACGGCACTTCGAACGCGGCGAGCCCGTCACCGCCGACGAGCGGCGCGCCGGTGCCGAGCGCGACGTGCAGGAGGCTTTATGAGATGCCGGGCGGGGTGGTCCCCGCTTCCCCGTCCGGCTGGTGTGCGATCGGCCGACCGTGTTTCCCCCCATCACGGCGCGCCGGTCGCACACTTCCCGCAACACCGAGGCTCAACACCGTGGTCATCCTCGACAGGCTCACGATGATCTTTCTTGGACCCGAGCGGATTCCGGCCGAGGCGCGTCCTGATTTGGAGGGACTCGTCCCTTGGCCGGTGTTCTCGAACAACAGCAGCCCGCCGCGATTCTGGCGCCTTGAGGAGGAGGGCGACTGGATGGCGCCGATCGAGGTGACGGATCAGGTGCGCAGCACGCTCGAACAGCGGTTCACGGCCCACCGCCAGCGGACGTTTCGTGAAGCGAAGGAGCGCGCCGCACGGCTTAAGGACGAGGCGCCGGAACGGCCGGGCGAGGCGCGCGCGACACAGATCCGCCGCGATCGCGGCGACGTGAAGGCGACCATCCTGACCGAGATCGACAAGATCGGCACGCGCACCGATATCAAGGTGCAGATGGCCCAGGACTGGCTGAAGCGGCATTTTCGGCGCGGCGAGATCAGCAAGGTCCAGTTTGCGGCAGGCGTGCGCTTCCAGCGCACATCGGAGCGCGTGACTGTCGGCGTGCCCAGCCAGCTCGACCCGGACAAGCTCGACGCGCCGCGCGGAACGGGTACCACCCCAGACCTCCGCATCATCGCGCTCGCCGAAGTCGCGGCCGCCGCGTCCGGCAACTTCAGAGCAGCGCTCGACGCCATGGGCCCGGTGCTCTGGCCTGTGGTGCTCTGGGTCGTCGTCAGCGGGCGATCAGCAGCCGAGTGGGCGAAGAGCGCCGGCAAGCCCCAAACCGACGGCATAGCTGCCCTTCGCTTGGGCCTTGATGCCCTCGTAAGGCATTACGGTCGAGAGACGTGAAGACGGGGAACGAAGGCCGACAGATTTGACCTTTCTACCCTTACGGGTGGAGAGTTGCTGCCATGGGGTGGATTCGGAAGCACCGGCTCGCGGTGGGCGGCATCTTCGCCCTTGCTCTATCGGGAATCAGCGGGATCAAATGGCTCGTTGGCCTGCTGGGCGATGTTGATTTTATCATCTCGCGTTGGCAGGACCCTGCTTGGCTGGGGGTTCTGCTCTGGGGGCTTCTAACGCCGGCGCCATGGTGGTCGATTTTTCTATCACTCGGGTTCGGGCTTGGGCTGCTGGCGCTAGATTATTTAAGCAACAGAGTTGCTCCCGTCGCGTACGCTGCCGGTGAGTCGACTAAGCCGAGTGTAGCGCCTGCAAGCGCAGCCGCGGCTCACGAGTTGGCAAAGATTCAGAACCGTGCCGACAACGCCAAGGTGGAGGTGCGTTTGGACCAGGACGGTTCGTTCGTTGTGCGGTCGCCAGTCAACGTCTACGACGTGACGATTTTTCCGGTGGTTCGCTTTCGGACGCCGATGTTCGCCGACGAAGATCTCCCGCATGACGCGCCGATTGTTTCAGAGGAAACGGTCAAGAACGTTAGTGACGCATTTGCAGCGCTGAGGAAAGCCAGTGACGCGCTTCGAAAATCCGGAAAGCAGGAGCAGGGCGAGGTCATAGTGCACGTCATCTTCAGGGAGCACGTGGAAGATCCAATGCTGTACGTAACGGTGAAGGACCGGGGCGGCAAATCGTACTATCGAATTGAGCAGACAACGAACCGATACTGCGCAATCCGGGTGCGGCGCTTCGCGTGCCCATGCAGCATTATGATAGAGGCGGTCCCGCGCGCCGGCGCATCAGTCTAGCTGCCCCTCCTGCATCCTTGTTCCATTTGCGGGCTTGACACCTAGCCGGTTTAGAGCGAATGAATTTGGTCATCGTGTAGAAAAGCGCCCGGGCGGACCTCCGCACCGGGCGCACTCGTCTTAGCGGGACGATTATCCGCCCCAGAATTAGGGAAGAGAGATCGGCTTAAGCGCATCAGCGGATTCGATGGCGCGCTTCACCGTGTCGAACCAATCGGCGCCGCTTTGCGAGAGCTGGCCGTACGGCGACATGATGAATCTCTCCCATGGACCTGCTGACTTGCGATCCGCTGCGACCTCGCCACCCCACTGAGTGTCCTGGCCCGGCGGTTGGGCGACCAACCACATGTTGTGTGCTCCAAGGAGCGATACTGATTTCCCGTCTCCTGTCGCGTAAACTCGCCATTCTTCCCACGGTCCAGGCGAGGGGCGATCGCAGACAGCGCGGCCGTTCGGCTCCGCACAGAGCCATTTGTTGGTTCTGACATTTTGGAGCGTGATCTTGTTTTGCGAGACACTGAAGATGCGCCAGCGCTCCTCATCGCCGACGTTATCGACCTCTTGGCTCGCATGCATTTCGCCGTTCGTGTAAGACTGAACTAATCTGCCGTGTGCGCTGATGATGATGAACTGACCGACCGCCGTGAGTGTTGGGGCGGCCGGCGTCGCAATTGTTTGTGAGTCGTCGGACATAGACTTCCTCCTCTCTGTTGATGAGCACAACGATCATACTGTGAATCTTAAGTGTCGTTGTGTATCTGCAGTATACATTAAAGGTTGTTGCTCTGTGAAGCTGGCGTCCGCGCGCGCACTAGGTCATGGAGCGGGGCGAAACTAGTATGAGCAAGCTCAAGGCAGCCCAGCGCAGCGCGCTGCCAGTCGGCTCGTTTGGCCTGCCCGGCGAGCGCAAGTACCCCGTGCCCGACAAGTCGCACGCGGCGAACGCGAAGAGCCGCGCGACCCAGCAGCTGCGGCGGGGGAACATCACGCCGGCGCAGAAAGCGCGGATCGACGCCAAGGCCAACCGCGTCCTGCACGGCATCTACGCCAGGCGCTGATGCCCAAGGATCTGACCCCGAAGCAACGCCGCTTCGTCGAGGTGTACCTTTCCAACGGGCGCAATGGCACCGAAGCGTACCGCGCCACCTATGGCACCAAAGCCTCCGCAGAGGTGGCCGCAGTCGAGGCGCACCGCCTCCTGCAAAACCCTAAGATCGCCCTAATCGTTGCCGAGGCTGAGCGGCGCGCCGAAGAACGCACCGAGCGCGTCATGGACCGCTACGCAGTGACGCGGGAGCGGATCAAGGAGGGACTGGCCAAGCTGGCCTTCTACGATCCGCGTGACGTGTTCACCTGGGATGAGAAGGGCGTGAAGCTGAAGCCGAGCGCCACGATCAGCGACGAGGCGGCCTTCGCGATCAGCGAGATCAGCGAAACCGAGAACGGAACCCTGAAGGTGAAGCTGGCGAGCAAGCACGATGCGCTCATCGCGCTGGGCCAGGACCTCGGAATGTTCGCGCGGACCAACATCAATCTGAACGCCGATCTGGACAAACTATCGGACCATGAGCTCATCGCCAGCATCCGCGCCATCGCCGAACAGCTCGGGATTGGTGAAGGAGTTGACGCGGCGCTTCGCCGTCTTGAAGCACAGATTGGACGGGCAGCGGATCCGAAGCTACCGCCCGTACACTAAGCAGGCCGATTTCCACGCCGCCGGCGTCTCGAAGAGAGAGCGCGCCAACCTCGCCGGCAACCAGCTCGGCAAGAGCTTCGGCGGCGCGGCCGAACTCTCCTACCACCTGACGGGCAACTATCCGGATTGGTGGAAGGGCAGGCGCTTCGATCGCCCCGTCCGCGCATGGGCGGGCTCGGACACCGCGGAGACGACGCGCGACAACCCGCAGCGCCTCCTCCTCGGCCTCGAACCGGACTTCGGCACGGCCGCCATCCCGCGCGAGGCGATCGATTTCACCAGCATGACGCGCCGGCGTGGCGTAGCCGGTGCAATCGACCGTGTCAGGATCAAACACGCATCGGGCGGGTGGTCCTGGCTTCAGTTCAAGAGCTATGACCAAGGCCGCGCGAAATGGGCCGGCGAGACGCTCGAAGTCGTCTGGTTCGACGAGGAGCCGCCAGAGGAGGTCTACAACGAAGGCCTGGCCCGCACGAACGCCACCAAGGGCCTCGTCTATCTGACGGCCACCCCGCTGCTCGGCATGAGCAATGTCGTCAGGCGGTTCTACCCGGAGCCGGACACGCCCGACCGTCATCTCACGATGATGACGATCGACGACGCGGAGCACTACACGCCCGAGGAGCGGGCGAAGATCATCGCCAGCTACGCGGCGCACGAGCGCGACGCACGTGCCAGCGGCATCCCGATGATGGGATCGGGCCGGATCTTCCCGCTCGCAGAAGAATTGATCCGGGTGCAGGCCTTCGTCATCCCTCGAGAGTGGCCGCAGCTCGGCGCGCTCGACTTCGGCTGGGACCACCCCTTCGCCGCGGTGAACCTCGCCTATGACAAGGACGCGGACGCCGTCTACGTGACGCGGGCGCATCGGGTGCGAGAGCAAACACCGGTGCTGCACGCTGCCGCACTGAAGCCGTGGGGCGAATGGTTGCCTTGGGCATGGCCGCATGACGGGCTGCAGCACTCCAAGGACAGCGGCAAGCCGCTCGCCGAGCAGTATCGGGCCCAGGGGCTGAAGCTGCTGACCGAGCACGCGCGCTACCCGGACAACGCCGACGGCTCACCCGGCACGAACGGCGTGGAGGCTGGCCTGTTCGACATGCTGGACCGGATGCAGACCGGCCGGCTGAAGGTCTTCGACCACCTTCACGGTTGGTTCGAGGAGTACCGGCAGTACCACCGCAAGGACGGCCAGGTCGTGAAGGTCAACGACGACCTGTTGAGCGCTACGCGTTACGGGATCATGTGCCTGCGCTTCGCCGAGACGGAGCGCGCCGTGACACCGAAATGGCTAATCGATGCGCGCCGCGCCGGACGGGGTGCGAGCCCGATGGCAGGCTGAGGAGAAGCACATGGCGAAGGCAAGGCACATCCTGATCGGCCGGGACGCCGGCAGCGGCCGGTTCATTTCCGTGAAGGCCGCGCGCCGGCGCAAGAAGACCGCCATCGTCCAGCGCGTGCGCAACGTCCTCCCGCGCAGGCGCAAGTGACCATTGTGCTGTGGCCGGCATCGTTCATGGCCGCCGTCATCCTCATGGTGGCGGCCGTCATTGGCTGACGAGGATTCCGGCGCATCGATCGACTGGCTCGCCGGCGACATCCGGGCGGGCCGCGGTCACCAGAGCCACGAAACCCGCGACCCGTCCGAGTTCTCCGGGACCATCCGCAATCTTGGCAACGGCGTGTTCTTCGTCTCGAACGGCAGGGGCGAAATGCGGCGCGACCTGATCATGGCCATGGGCCGGGCGATCGAGCAGGCCGTGCCTTCGGTGCGCCGGGTCGAATTCGAGCGGGCTGACGGCCGCCGCTTCGCCCTCGAGCGCGGCGAGCGCGGCTACCGCATCATCAAGGTCTGACGCATGCTCCTCGGCGACGCGACAAACCGCAAAGAGCCAGCGCAGGACATCGACGTCGTCGCTCTGCAGCTCGATCGCTGGGATAGGGCCTCGACGGCGCAACGCCTGTGGGCCGAGGGAAAGGACGGCACGTCAGGCGCCAAAGCGTGTGTGAGGATGGTCGAGGGCGACCAGTGGGAGCCGGACGACGAGGCGAAGCTGAAGGCGTCGGGACGGATGCCGCTGCGGTTCAACAAGATCGCACCGCTCACACGCATGCTGACCGGCTACTTCCGCCAGAATCGCTACGAGATCCGCTACCTGCCAGGCTCGGACGGCAGCGGTGTCGACGAGACCGCCAAGGCGCTGAACCAGACCAACAAGCAGATCGACGAGATCAACCAGTCGCCCTGGAACGACGCGGAGGTCTTCCGGGATGGCATCTTCACCGGGCGCGGCTTCTTCGACGTGCGTATCGACCAGACACGCAACATCTTCGGTGAGGTGAGGGAACGGGTATTGGACCCATTCTCCGTCTATCCCGACCCCGAGGCCGACGCCTACGACCCGGACGAATGGGGTTTCGTGCAGACCAGCTACTGGTTTTCGTGGAACGAGATCCTGCTGATGTTCGGGCCGGCCACCGCGGATCTGGTCGACACGCGCGGCGGGACCGCCGGACGGATGCTCGGCAACATCATCGGCGGGACCCTCGGCGACACCGAAGTGGCGCCGCCGCGTTGGTTCGGCCTTTTCGACTATCTCGGCGATGGCGGGCAGGGCTTCCTCTATGCCGGCTCGATCGTGCCAGGCAGCCCTTTCGAGCACGTCGACAAGCACAGGAAGCTGATCCGGCTGATCGAGTGCCAGCACCGCCAGCTGGTGAAGGTGCGGCAGTTCGTCGACCTCCAGACGGGCCAGAAGAAGACCATCCCGGCGCACTGGGACAACGCACGCATCAAGAAGGTCATCGATTACATGACGGCCTTCGACATGCCGCTTACCGTGACCCAAGGGCTCGAGCGAAGGGTGCGGCACACCATCACGGCCGCCGACCTCGTGCTCTACGACGACTGGAGCCCGTACGACACGTTCACGGTGGTGCCGTACTTCGCCTATTTCCGCCGCGGCAAGACGCGCGGCATGGTGGACGACCTCATCGACCCTCAGAGGGAGATCAACAAGCGCCGCTCGGTGTTCCTGCACATCGTCATGACGGCGGCCAACTCGGGATGGATCCACGAGAAGGGCTCGCTCACCGACGAGATGGCGCAGATGCTCGAAGAGGAGGGCAGCCGGCCCGGCATCCGCGTCGAGTATGAGAGGGGTCACCAGCCGCCGAAGCGCATCGACCCGGCCGTGGCACCGCTGGCACTCGAACGGCTCGAGCAGAAGGCCACGACCGACCTGAAGGAGATCAGCGGCATCAACGATTCGGCGCTCGGCCAGATCGACCGCGTCCAGTCGGGGAGGGCGATCAACCTGCGCCAGAAGCAGACGATCATCGGCGCCGAAGACTACTTCGACAATTTCTCGCGCACCCGCGAGCTCAAGGGCCGCAAGCGCCTCGAGCTGATCCAGAATTTCTACACGGAGCAGCGCCTGATCCGGGTCAGGGGCGAGGACGGCAAGAACATCGACACGATGATCAACCAGCGGCTGGGCGATGGCCGTGTTCTCAACGATGTGACCCTGGGCTCGTACACGGTGGCGATCGACGAGGCGCCGCTGGCGGCGACGTTCGATCAAGGCCAGTTCCAAGACCTGATCACGATGGTCAAGGACCTGGGCATTCCGATCCCGCCCGACATCATCGTCGACGCCTCGAACGTGCCGCGTAAGCGCGAGATCCTCGATCGCATGCGGCCGCCCGTGCCCGGGCCCGGTGCGCCCGGTGCGCCTCCGGGTGCGCCAGGTGCGCCGCCCGGTCCGCCGTCCAACGTTCCGCCTGGTGTGACATGAGCCACTTCGACGACGACGTCATCGGCAAGCGCCTCGTCCATCAGATTCAGGAAGAGGCGCTCGCGAACCAGTCGATCGACGGCGCCTTCTGGGTCGTCGTGGCGGATAGCGGTCTGACGCTGCACGCGAAGACGGTCGGTGGCTGCCGCCCGACACCGGAGCAGATGACTTTCGCGCGCTTCGCCTGCACCACGCTCAACCGGCGCTATCGTTTCGGCGGCACGTGGATCGTTGTGTGGTGCGAGCGCCGCACGAAGGCATGCGGCACGCCCACCCGCCTGGTCTTCATGTGGAAGGACCCGGACGGCGACGTGCCGATCGCCTTCGATACCGTGAAGCCGGTCGAGGATCTCGTGACCTGGGGTCCCGTCTGGTTCTGCGAGTCGGCCGAGCGCGCGTTCGTGGCATACCGGGAGCATCTCAAGGCGATCGGTGTGAAGCCCGAGCAGATGATCAAGGCCGCACAGGGACAGACCAGCGTCGACCCGACGGCGGCACCGAGCTATTCGTGACGACCTCGGGGGCCCGCGTTTGGGTCTGCGAGATGTACGAGGAAGGCGAGAAGACTGGCCCCGTCCGGGTGTTCTCCAGCGAGCACGCGCTGAATCTGTTCATCCATCAGCAGCGCGACGAGATCACGACGGTCTCCTATGAGCAGATCGTCGACCAGCCGGAGGCCTTCGATGGCCGCCATCGCATGAACTAGGCGGAATGCCGGAGCAGATGACCAAGCGCCTAAGCCGGCAGGTAACTAACAGAGGTAGAACAGTGGTGGGCGTTTACACCGGCGTAAAAGGGAGTCATGATCGAGTGCCACTTTAGAGGGAGGCGGCAAATGAAGCTCTATCCCATCACGTTGGCACTCACACTAGCTTTAGTTCCCGAAGCCGCTGGGGCAGAAACGCTCTGTCTCAACTGCCCCGGAAATTTCAAGTTCGCGTACGCGACGAAGGATGTGGATCACGGGGCCAATGCGAATAACCCCGATCCGGGCTGCCTGAACCCAGTCGACAAAATTGTCGATGCCATCAAAAACGAAGTTGAACCTTGGATCGAGGAGGCTGCCAGCAAGCAGGCGGCGGGTGCGGTCGCAAGTTACGCCGGTCCTGCAGCAGGAATAGCTTTCGACGCTGTTGTCGGACCCGAAATCGGAAAGAAGGTCGCTACGATCATTCAGAACAATTCGGGCGTGACGAACGCGGCACAGTGCACGATGCTATGTGTCCTTCTCCCGGAAGGTGCGCTGTTTCAATACTACACATATGGGTCGATGGAGAATCAGTGGCGCATAAACGAGGACGCCGAGATCTGGCCGAGACCTAAAGGCGGGGGCAGATTTGAGCACTGCTACGCCAAGGGTCCGAAGGACTGCGCGATTGGGTGGTCTAGGTTTGACGAAACCCCAGTGCTCTCTTATCCGAGAGCCCGGCAGCCCATGATTTGCTCGGCCTACAAGAATTGGTCGGGCGATCGGAAGCGGCAGGCATTCTTGGGCGTTTGGTACAAGCTGGGTGGCTCGCAAGGTCCAGCCGGGCAGATTGGTGCAAACTCGTTCCGGACGGTAGATGGCGAGATCCAATAACGCTCCTGCACTGAGTCACTAGGCGGCCGCGATCAACGGCCGCCTTTTTGATGCAAGAGCCAAAAGCAAGTTCCGCATCGCGGCCGCGATAGCGCCGTGCGACCCGCCCACGTCACGGGCGAATCCGCACCGACCGACGCGACAGAGCGGTCCCCGCCGCCGGGGCTCGGGCGATTCCGCATGACCCAAGCGAAAGAGGGCACAGATGGCTCAGCAGGATCAGCAGCAGGACACCCGCGTCCCGGTCCCCGGCGATGCGGACTACAAGCCGATGCCTCACGACGACGACGCCGAACTGACAGCGGCCCGCAAGGACGCGGAAGCCGAAGCAGCGGCAGCGTCGGCCGAGGCTGAGGACGGCCAGGCAGGCGAGGCGACGCAGGACGGTGCGCAAGGCGGCGAGCAGCCGCAGGGCGAGCCGGCCGAGACCGCACCGCCCGCGAGACAGCAGACCCCGATGATCCCGAAGCCGCGCTTCGACGAGGCCGTGCAGGCCGCGTACTGGCGCGGAAGGGCTGAGGCGGCCGAAAACCTCGCGAAGGGCACTCCGAACGCGCCAGCGGCAGACGATAAGCCGGCCAAGTCTCCCGAAGAGGAGATCGCCGAACTCGACGCCGCCATCGATCAGGCTGCCGCTCAGTACGATGCGGGCGAACTCAGCTTCGCCCAATTCAACAAGTTGCAGCGCACGAACGAGGCGAAGATCGCCGAACTGCGGCAGGCGCGCACAGCCCCGGCACAGGGCGACGATCAGACCGCGCGTCAGGAAGACCTCTACCTCGCCGAACGGACCGACGACCTCGCCGTGGAGTTTCCGATCCTGACGAAACTCTCGGCCGCAGACGTCGAGCCGCTTGTCCCGCTTGCCTATCGCGAAGCCGCGCGTGACCGCGTGCAGATCACGCCGGACAGTCGCGGCGATTACCTGCTCCGTCGCTACGTCGCCCATGTGGCGACCAAGCTCTACGGAACGGGCGCTCCTGCTCAGCAGCCATCGCAAAAGCCACCGGCGGCCAATGCGGATGCGGGTCGAAGGAAACTCGCCCTCGCCGCGCGCATGCCGCCTGATCTCACCACAGCAGCCGGAGGCCGTCAGCAGGTCCCCGATCCGGCATCGCCCGAGCGTCTTGCGACGATGGACGTCGACGACATCGCGGCGCTGCCGGCGGCGACACGGCAACGGATCGCCGGCTACTAGCAGGCGCCCGACGGGCGCCAGGAGCGCTCAGCTATGGCATTGACAGACTTCGGCGCGCTCGCGCCGATGCAAAAGAAGGTTTGGGAAGCGGAGAGCTGGAAGGCCGGCCGCGACAACTCCTTCTTCTTCGCGTCCGGGTTCATGGGCAGCGGCACCGCCGACTCGCAGAAGCCCATCCACTACGTCAAGGACCTCACCAAGACGGAGCGGGGCGACCAGTGCGTGATGAACCTGATCCCCGATCTCGTCGGCGACGGTGTGGCCGGCGACAACCTCCTCAAGGGGCAGGAGGAGCAGCTCACGGCATCGGACCAGACCATCCGTCTGGACCAGCTGCGGAACGCGGTGCGTTCGCGCGGTGCCATGTCGGAGCAGCGCACGGTCATCCGCTTCCGCCAGGAAGCGCGCGACACGTTGGGCAACTGGCTCGGCCAGAAATTGGACGAGCTGGGCTTCCTCACCGCGTCGGGCATCGCCTACACGCTGAACCTAGACGGCACGAACCGCGCGGTGGGAAGCCAGTTCCCGTCGCTCGCCTTCGCCGCCGATGTCACGGCGCCCAGCACGAACCGCAAGTTCTTCCCGGGCACCAACACGTCGACCGCGACCCTGACCGCGGCGGACAAGATGACGTGGAATCTCCTGATCTCGGTCATCGCGTTCGCCAAGCGCCGCCGCATCAAGCCGGTCCGGTACAACGGCAAGGCCAAGTACCCGATCGTCATGTCGACGGAGCAGGGGCGCGATCTGAAGTCCGACCCGAACTATCAGACCAACGTCGGCCGCGCCGCCGATCGAGGCACGAAGAACCCGTTGTTCAACGGTTACTTTGCCGAGATCGACGACGCGATCCTGTTCGACCACCCGAAGGTGTTCAACACCCTCGCGGCGGCGAACGGCTCGAAGTACGGGGCGGCGGGTGCGGTCGACGGCGCGCAAGCGATGCTGGTCGGTGCCCAGGCCTTGGGCTTCGCGCGCATCGGCCAGCCGAACTGGACGGAGGACGCCGACGACGACTACGGCAACCGGCAGAACGTCGGTTACGGCACCATCGTCGGCTACAAGAAGCCGGTCTTCCAGTCGATCTACGACGGCAACGCGAACGAGGACTTCTCGACCGTCGCGATCTTCACGGCGGCTTCGAAGACCTGATGCGTCCGGCTGACCGGCCGGGCAGGCAGTAGGGGCGGCTTCGGCCGCCCCTTTCATTTCCACCACTTCGGAGGCCATCTCCATGGCAACAGTGACCAAGTTCGAGTTGCCGGCGTCCCGCACGCCGCGCAACCCGACCGACCAGCTCACGCCGTTCTCGTTCGACATCGCCGTGCAAAACGGCGATGCGGGCAACGGCGATTTCATCAACGTATTCACTCCTCCGGCCGGCGCCCGCATTCTTGGTGCGACGCTGCGCCAAAATGCCTCGTTGGGCGCCGCTGCCACCGCGCAGCTGCGCATGGGCGGCAATGCGATCACACCGGCCACCACAGCGGCGGCCGCGTCGGGTGTGGTGCAGAACGCCCAAGTCGAGCCGGCGAACGGCACGACCGACAAGATCGACATCGCGATCGCCGGCGCCGGCATCACCGCGGCCGCAACGCTGCGCGTCGCCGGCATGATGATCATCCCCGGCGGCTGAGCCGAGGGCTGACGCAGTCGGGGCGGAGACCTTCCGCCCCGACATCTTTTCCCCAAATCGGAGAGGACCATGACGAACACCGAAACACCGATGTGCCAGGCGCGGGACCTTCTGGCCGTCGACGGACCCCGCACGCACGATTTCCCGGACGAGAGCGGCAAGCTGCGCTCGATCACCTTCGAGCCCCGCCGTTTCGTCGCGGTGCCGATGGATGTGGCCATGATCCTCGTCGGCAACGAGGGCTTCGAGGTCCGCGACCCCAACGGCACGCCCCTCAAGGTGCAGAAGCATACGGGCCCCGTCGGCAATCAGGGCATTGTCCTTCGCCCGGACGAGGTGGTCGCCAAGCTCGATGAGCTGTCGACCGAAGCGCTGCTAGAGCGCGCGAAGCGCTTCCCGGAAGGCGGCAAGCTGAAGAAGGCCGACGGCCGAGCCGCGCTCATCTCGTTCATCCTCAGCGCCGGCGTCCCGCAGCAGGACCTCGACAACGCACCGGCCGGCTCGAGGCTCGGCGCTCTGGCCTCGGTGGACTGACCTGACTTGCGCCGTCTGCAGTCAGGAGTGCGTGCCCGTGGAGCACGTCATCGTGATCGGTGACCCGCGCCGGCCCGAGAAGGTGACGCGCTTCACGCGTGCGCTGCGCTTCGATGCCGCCGCCGACAAGGACTTCTGCAGCGCCACCTGTGCGCTGGCCGGACACACGAGGCAGCGATGCCGCGCCTCCTGACCGCCCTCCAGATCGCGACGGAAGCGCTGATGGAAATCGGTGCTTTCTCGACGAAGGACGTGGCGCCGGATCCTGACGAGCTCGATCGTGCGCTCTCCGCGCTGGACCTCCGGGTGCAGCAGGAGACCGGGACCATGCGGACCTATTGGCTGATCCCGGCAGACTTCACTATTCCGCTCGCGGCCGGTCAGGCGTCCTACAACCTCATGACGGTGCTCGGCGCGCAGTATCCGCGCGACGGCATCCAGTTCGCTCTGAGCGCGTCCCTGCAGCCGCCAGGCGGGCTGGCCCGCATCCCGCTCGACATCATCCGCCGCGACGACCTCGAGGCGCTGAGCCTTCCGACCCAGCCAGGCCAGCCGGAGAGTGTCTACGTCGATCGCAAGGACCCGCCGACGCTGACGATCACCCCCGTCATCAATCTGCCGGGCTATTCGGTCCTGCTCACAGCGCAGGTGTTTTCGACCAACCACACGACCAATAAGGGCGCCGAACAGCACGGCATGCCGGCCGCGTGGCAGCGCTGGGCGATCCTCGCCACGGCAGAGGACATCGGTGCTGGCAAGGTGCGCCGTCTTCCGCAGATCGAATTGAGCGATCTCCGCGCGCGCAGCAAGGAGGCTTTCGAGAAGCTCGCGGCCTTCAGCAACAAGGAGCGCTTCGGCCGCAAGCGCTTCACTCAATACCGGGATTTCTGATGGCTGCCATCCGCACCGCGCTCCGCGAGTTCAGCTTGCGCAACGACATCTATGCCGGCGCCAGCGTGACGGCTTACGTCCCGGACGCGAACGGCAATCCAACCGCGGTGCTGGCAACCCTCTACGCCGCCCAGACTGGCATCAACATCCTGCCCAATCCCCAGATCCTCGATGGGGAAGGGAAGTTCCAGCAGCCGGTGTATTTCGACGCGGCCGTGGTGCTGACCGTGAACTCGGCTTTTGCCGCCTCGCATAACACGGGCGTCATCCGGCCGTCTCTGTCCGACACCGACGTCATCAACGCCCAGGCGGCAGCCACCGCTGCGCAAGCCGCGGCGGCTGCGGCCGCCACGTCCGCTGCAGCCGCGGACGCTTCGCTCCAGCAGGCCGCCGCCACCTGGCCGACTTACTGGCGTCATCCGTACCTCTCCACCGTCACCCGATAGGAGCCTTCCATGTCGATGCAGCCGCAATATGCTGCCGCGCCGGTCATCGGCGATGCGCAGTTCAACACGCCGAACGCCGCACGCGACGGCACGGGCGCCATCGCGCAGCTCGTGGTCGCGCGCATCCCGGGTACCCGCCTGGTCGGCATCCAGTTCTATGCCACCGGCACCACCACCGCAGGCATGCTGCGAATCTTCCGCAAAGCCTCCGGGCTCACCTTCGCGGGCGACGGTTCGGTTGCCGCGTTCGCGGCGCCGTCCTGGCGGCTCCTTGACGAGGTCGCCGTAGCCGCACTCGTCCCGTCCGCCACCGTCAAGGCGTTCTCCTCGCTCTGGACGCCGCCGACCGGCGATCTCCAGCTTGGGCCGTTCGAGCAGATCGGCGTCGCCACGAATAACAACGAGCAGTTCAACGCCTTCGCGATGGGCGGGCACCTCTAAGCCATGAACCCGGGCGTCAAAGGCCTTCCGAAGCGGCGGCGGCTCAGCACCGTCCTGCCGCTGTCCGGCGCCGGGCCCTTGGACGAGGACGTGAGCGTCGGCTTTCTGATGCCGTTCGGGCAGTGCTACCTCAGCAAGAGCGGCGCCAATCTCCTTCTGGCCAGAGAGAATGGCCGGTTCCTCTTCATCAACGGGGCGTTCAGGCAGATCCCGGCCGCCGGCCTCACATTGTCCGCTGCCGGAATCCAGGGTGCCGTGGTCGGCGTCTCGCGGGCGCGTACCGGGAACGTTGCGACCCTTGTCACGGCGGCGCATGGCCTTCAGAGCGGCGCACTGGCGCTGGTGTTCTCGAACATCGCCATGCAGCCGTCGTCGGCGACATGTACTGCGTGGACGGGAAACCAGACCGTCACGGTTACGAACGCGACCACGTTCACCTTTCCAAACAATGGCGCGGACGTCGGCACGACCGCCGACGTTACATTCAGCGTCGTGCCGATCTATTTCATCTATGCCGCAGACGTCGACAACGACGGCATAGCGGACACGCTCGAGCCGTCACAGATCCAGTCGGCCATCGACCCGAACCATGGCCATGCGATCAAAGCGGGTGATCCGACCCGTACCCTTGTTGGCATGGCGGTCTCCTATGCCGGCGGCGTATGGGAGGACGATACGAACCATGTCGGCGTGCTTTCCTACTTCAACCGCAAGCCGAAGACCGCCAAGGGAGCCTTTACCGCCAACCGAACGACAGGCGCTACATACGCCAACAGGATCGAGCTAAACATCGAGATCAGAGCGTTCTTCCTTGCATGGGGTGATACGGAGCAGGAGTGCTGGATCAACGCGTGCGCTTCGAGCGACACGAGCGGAACCCAGCTCAATGCGGTCATTCTGGAAGAGCAACTCAACGACCTCGACTGTTTCAACCAAGTCCATGCCTCGGCGATAAACAACCTCCACTCGATCACTCCGAAAGCACGAAGAAAATTCGCGCTCGGTGGCCACCTGACCGCCCTTGCGTCCGCAACGGGCACCGGCATCAGTTCCTGGGCCGGAAGTGCCGGTGGCAACGGCGCAAATCCGCGCTGCACAAACTTAGTTACGACACTCGGCTGAGGACGCCATGAGCGCACAGCGAGCACTTCCGGACTTCGAGATCTGGCGGGCCGGCTATGCCGGCGCCCAGGTCTTCGTCTTCATCGCCGGCACGACAACGCTGGCCAGTCTTTTCACGGACGAGGCCCTGACCGTCCCGGCCGCGAACCCGCAGGTGCTCGGCACGCTGACGATCCTCGGCGTTACCTACGGCCGCCTGAACGCACCGGTCTACACGAGCCAGGCGGTCGAGTGGGAGATCAACGGTTCGCGAACCGGTACGATCCGGCCACCGATCACGGCCATGCAGGGGATCGATGTCTCACGCGCTCTGGTGACGGCGACGGGCGGCAGCAATCCGCGCGATCTGCGCGATATCGTTGCCAATGTCGTCAACGTCGAGGACTATGGCGTCATCGGCACGTCGGCAGCTACGAACACGGTGGCGCTCAATGCCGCGATCGGCGTCGTCGCAGCGCGCAACGGCGGCGCCGTCATCCTACCGGAAGGTTCCATCCCTTTCACAACCCTGACCCTGCCGGCCGGCGTCATCCTCGTCGGGCAAGGTCGCGGCGTGACGATGCTGGAGAGCACGACGAACGACCGCGTCATCGTGCTCGGTGGCGACCGCGCAGGGCTCGCCACACTCACGCTCGACGGCATCAATCTGATTCCCGCGTCGGTCGGCATCTTCGCGAAGGGCCGTTCCGAGACCCGGCTCTATGATGTCGAGGTTCGACGCTTCGAGACCGGCATCCACTGCCGCGGCGGCCGCCGTTCGGACTGGCGGGATCTCTACATCACCAACTGCATCACCGGCGCTAAGCTGCATGGCGACTTGGCCGGCCTGGACGGCGGGGGTGGCGACGAGTGGACCCATAATGCGTGGGTCGGCGGGCGCATCGTCCAGTGCACCGGTATCGGCGTCGAACTGTCCTACGAGGACACGTTCTGCCGTCAGAACGCTTTTGTGGATGTGGGATTCGAGACGAATACGGGCATCGCGCTGAAAGTAAACGGCGCCCGCTTCACGCAGCTGCGCGATGTCTGGATGGACGGTAACACCACCAATCTCAGCATGCTCGACGACGACAACGTCGCCAAGGCACTGGAGAACACCGTCCAGAACTTGCAGTGGCGCGGCGGCAGCATCCGCGGCGGCGCCATCCTGCTCCGGGACACGCTGCTCGATGTGATCTTCGAGGGATTGAACCTCCGGGGTGTCGCTTTCACCCTCACGGTGCCGAAGAACAACATCCTGCTGCTCGACTGCGTCGAGGATGCGGCGGTCACCATCGCCGGCAGCGGTCAGTATCTCCTGCGCTTCGAGTCCATAGCCGACGGCGCCTCGACCGGCCTGACGACGGACGCGGCGGCGACAAAGGCATGGGCGACGGGCGAGCTTGCGCCCGGCCAGGTCGTCTATCTCGAGGGCAAGGCGATCGGCAACCAGAGGAACGGCCTCAATACGGCGGCGTACCACTTCTCGGTTTCCGCCAAGCGGCCGGGTTCGCAGCTCCCCTACGACACACAGACCGCGAATTTCACGGTGGGGGCGATCGTCACCGGCCAGACTTCGGGCGCCACGGCCAGGATCATCGCGGACGCGGATGCCGGCGCGACCGGCACGCTGACCTTGCGCGACATCGTCGGCGTGTTCGTCGACAACGAGATCATCACGGACTCGAGCGGCGGTGCGGCACTCGTGAACGGCGTGCTCATCCCTCAGAACGTCGTCCTGACCGGAGCCGTGACCCGGATCCGCGACTTCGAGGACGTGGTGGGATGGGACGCGGCATTCGTCGCCAACGGTCCCGAAGTCGAGATGCGCGTGACGGGTGCCGCTGCAACGACGATCGAGTGGACTACCTACGCTTCGGTCGTAAGCACCTGAGATGTGGCGCCCGCTGCCGATCGGGAAGTGGTTCGCCAATGCGAGCGAGGCAGTGCTGAGTCGATCATCGGCCGCGATCGAGAACGCGTTCATCAATGAGGCTGGAGGGCTTACAGGCTTCTGGGGCCTGCGCCGGTTCGTCACGCTTCCGAGCGGGGGCCGCGTCTACCTCGACGATTGGAAGGATTCGGACGGGGATCTGATCGCGGTCACTGGGCAGGGTCGCGTGTTCCGGGTCGACAAGCAGGCCAACGCGACCGACGTGACGAACGTGCCGCTGTCGGGCGGGCGGCGCCCGACCTTCGCGAAGACCGACGATCAGATGCTCATCGCTGCCGGTGGGCCAATCCTCGCCTACGCCGGAAAGGAGACACAGCCGCTTTCATCCGAAGCCCCGGACTCGACGCATGTGGGCTATCTCGACGGCTTCACGATCGCGATCGAGCCGCGGTCCGGTCGCTTCTTCCACACCCAGGCTGGTGTCTCGACCTCATGGGACCCGTTGGACGTCTTCACGGCGGACGGCAAGCCGGACGATCTGAATGCCTTGGTCGTCACGCCGTTTCGCGAGCTTCTGCTGTGCGGCGTGGACTCGATCGAGCAGTTCGAGCGGCTTCCGTCCGGTGACCGGCCCTTTGCAAGACGGTGGGCGACAGGCGAAGGCGTTTACGCGCCCTACACACTCATCACGGACATCGACGCCGGCACATGGGGGATCAACAGGAAGCGCGAGTTCGTCCGCATGTCGGGGCAGACCTCACGCCCGGTCTCGGACGATATTGGCCGCGCGATCGCTGTCGATGCGGACGGCGCGCCGCTGGACTACACCGACGCTTGGGGAGCACCGATCCTCGCCTTCGGGCAGAAGTTCCTCCTGCTGCAGCTGCCGGAGGCGCGCACGCCATACGGCACCAAGGGCCTGACGCTTCTGTTCGATTATCGGGTGGGCCGCTGGTACGCACTCTATGGCTGGGACAATGACCTCGGGCTGCCGGCGCGCTGGCCGGGATGGTCGGTGCACTCCTGCTGGGGCCGGACCTTCGTGGGCGGTGAGGGCATCATCTTCGAGCTGATCCGGACCGCGCACGACAACGACGGCAGCCCGCGGCGAACACTCCTCCGCAGCGCTCACTACCCCGCGTTGGAGTTCGGCGGGAAGGTCGCACGCATCGACAACATCCGCGCGCGGCTGAAGCGCGGTGCTGCGGCACAGAACAGCGTCACACCCGTGTGCGGCATCCGCCTGCTCAAGGATGGCCGCAAGCCCACGAAATGGGCGCGGCGCTCCCTTGGACGGTCAGGAGAGACTGGCTTTTTCGTTGAGTTCGGCAGCTTTGGCGAGTGCGAGAGCTTTCAGGTCGAGTTCGTCGCGACCGATGCGGCTGAACTCGAGCTCGTGTCACTCGAGGCGGACATCACGCCGTTGGCGCGCTGATGTTTCAACAAGCGCGCTCGAACATCCAGGCGCCGCCGCGCATCTTGCAGGATCTCGCGGCCGCGGCGGAATACCTCTGGCAGCTGTACCGGGAAATCGCGCTGTCGCCGCGCATCCTCGGTGCAACGTTCGTGCTGAAGGACGCGGCACTTCAGGTAGCGGTCGATCTCGAGGTCGATCAGGGCGACACCGACTATCAGGTCTTCATCATGCCTTTCGCCCGGACAGGTGCGCCCGCGGCGAATTCCGATCAGATCAGCACCATCAAGAAGGAACGCAAGCGCTTCACGGTGACGTTCAAGGCGGCACCGGGGGCAGGCAATTCCATCACCTTCGACTGGCTCACGAGGAGATAAGTCATGGCAGACGAACCGCTCCGGCCCGGCAGCTACGACGCGACCGGCCGCTACATCCCGGGCCCGGCCGACTTCGCGCCGAACGGCTCGCCCCGCTCGGTCCGCTCCGCGCGCAGCGGCAATCGCGCGATCGGATATTACGGCTACGGCGTGGGCGACCTTATCGGCCCAACGGCGACACCGCAGCAGCAGCAGGCGAATCAGGACAGCGGTGCTGCGGCCCTTCGCGGTGTCTTCGCCGATCGCAGCGGAAACCCGGGCGACAACGGTGCTGAGGGGGGTGGCATGGCCGGTCTCGGCGTCGGTGATGATGCGGTCGGGCCGACCGCGAACACGTCGACCACGACGACGAACAATATCGGCGACCTTGCCAATCTGGGCGTGCTCGGCGGCCTGATGGGCTTCGGCAAAGAGGCAGTCGATCTCGCGTTGAACCGCGACATCGTAGGGTACGGTCAGAATGAGGACAATCCGATCGGCGGCTACACCGGTACGCCGACGAGCACCGAAAGCACTCCGACCGCCGCCTTCGGCGGCGTGACCAACGGAGAGGTTGCCGGCGATCCGGCGGCTGGAATGGGCGGTCGCGGCGATACCGGCGTCGGTACAGCGGCCGCGGGCGGCGTATCGAACGGCGAAGTGGCCGGCGATCCCGCAGCCGGCATGGGCACGTCGAGCGGCGCCGAGGTCGGGTCAACCGGCCCTGCATCTGGCGCCGGCACCGCCGGCACTGGTACCGCCGGCACCGGTAACGCCGGCAGCGACACCGCCGGCAGCCCTGCGGGCGATGGCAGCGGGCCCGGGCCAGGCGGCGGCGGTGATGCTGGAACGGGAGATGGCGGCGATGGAGGCTGGGCGCGGGGCGGTGTGATCAGGGGCGGGCGTCCCGGTGCGCCGCCTCCTGACGACACCATGATCCCGGCGCAGCAGAACGAGTTCGTCGTGGCGAAGCCGAGCATCGCGCGGCTCGGCGCAGGCTCACTGAACGGCGGCAACGCGCTTCTGACCCAACTGAACCAGGCGCTGCTCAGCGGCAACACTCAGCTGGCGCAGCGCATCCTGGGAATCATGCAGCGGAACGTCTCGATGCAGGCTGCGCCGGGCCAGCCTTCCGGCATGCCGCCGCAGCAGCCAATGCCGATGCGCGGCGCGGCACCGATGCAGGCGCCAGCACGCCCGCCGATCGGCCTCCCGCAAGGTGGCGCACGGCCGCCCGCGCCCCCCGCTGGGCCACAGGGCTACGCGCGCGGCGGCGTCATCAGGGGAACCGCCGCCAAGCCGATCCCGAAGCGGCCGTTTTTCGCCGACAGGCCGGGGCCGCTCTCGGGCATCAAAGCGAAGCGCCGCGTTTCGCGCTGAGATTGTAATCGGCCGAAGCGCTGCCATATAATAAGTCATGAGGATCGCGCTTCTCGCAGCGCTTTGGTTAATCACAGCGCCGGCTGCGGCTCAACAGCAGTGGACCGTGGAGAAGGTCTTCCCGGTGGCCATCAGCTGGATCGAGCGGAACTCGACCTACAAGAACATCCCTCCGGTCAAGTATTGGATGGAGCTGTCGCAGGACGAGATCTCCGCACGTCTCACACGCGAGGGCTCGGCGCACGTCTATGCCGAAGCCTTGTACGAGTGCAGTTCCCAGACCCTCATCCTCCGCAAGGACATGAAGCCGGGGAACATCGCGACGTGGGGCATCATCATCCACGAACTCACGCATCATGCTCAATGCGTGAACGGCAAGATGGGGGGCGAGCGGTGCGCCCTCGAGCGCGAGGCCTATTCGCTGCAGGCCGAGTATTACCGTCAGACAGCGGCGGCGCCGGCGAATGCGGCGAACGCGAAGGAGATCGCGGCTAAGGGCGAGCAATTCGCGAAAATCGCTGACGATGTGTGTGATCGACTGAAACAGCGGTGACCTGTCAGTTCAGCTCTTCTCGACTAGAACCGCGTCCCAGCCCCGCTCCGGCGGGGCTTTTTATTTCCGGAGCAGCATATGGGCTTCTTCGACTCCATCAGCGGTTTCTTCGGCGGTGGCGGCAGCGGGGTCGGGAGCCTCGTCGGGGCCGCCGCCAGCCTCGGCGGTGCGCTCATCGGCTCAAAGGCGAACAAGGATGCCGCCCGCACGGTCTCGCAAAGCCAAGCGCAGGCAGCGCAGACGGCGGCCGATGCGTATCTGCGCGGCGCCGAAATCATGGCCGAAGGCAACAAGCAGGCGCAGGCGCGACTGCAGCCGTTGGCCGACACCAGTGCACCGGCGATCAACTATCTGCGCACCGTGATGGCGCAGGACCCGGCGACTCTCACACCGAGCCAGGAGACCTTGCGCGCGGACCTGACGCGGCGGGCGAACACACAGCTGGCGAGCTCGGGCCTGCGCGGATCGGGCCGCGCGGTGACCGCTTCGATCAACGACGTCGACCGCCGCTTCCGCGACGACGCCTACGATCAGAATCTTCATCGCGCTGACCAGGCGGCAGGCAAACTGGCCGGCACGTACACAAGCACGCTCGGCGACATCGCCGATATCGATCGCCGCACGTCGGAAGGGCGCGCACAGGCCGTGCAGCGCGGCGGCGATGCCTTCGCCGGCGCGACGCGCGCGGGAGGAGAAGCGGCGGCCGGCGCCGACGTGGCGAACGCCAATCAGTGGGGCAGCGCCATGGGCATGATCAGCTCGCTGCTGGCGCAGGACCGCAAGGAGCGCACCGGCGCCTACCCAGTAGGCCAGAACATCAAGTGGGACAGCCCGCGCTACAGCGACACCTACGCCGGCACGTCCGACTATTACGCATAGGTCACGCCATGGTGCAGTACCTGACCCAGAATCCCGCTGTCGAAGGCTTCCAGGCCGGCATGCGCATGCAGGACGACGCGCGCGCGCGCGAGTTGCGGGATCTCCAGCTGGATGAAGCCTATCGCCGTCAGGGACAGGAGCGCGCGGCGACCGACGCGCTGCAAAACCTCTATGCGCGCGGCCGGCCGACTCCTGAAGCCTACGATCAGGCAGCGGCGGCCCCCGGGCTCGGCGCGCAGCAGCGCATGCAGCTGGCAGGGCAGGGCGAGACGATCCGCCAGCGCAATCTTCAGGAGCGCGAAGCGGCCGCGCGGGACATGGCGACCTATCTGAAGCTCGGGCACATCCCCGCCGCGCAGGAGGCGGCGTCGCGCGCCGGCATCAATGTCCCGCCCGATTTCTGGTCGAACCGGGATCAGCAGACGCAGTTGCTGCAAAAGCTCGACATCGAGGCGAAGCAGGCCGACATCGCCCAAAAGCAGGCGCACGCGCAGTTCTGGCGCGGCGAGGGGCGGCAGACCGCGAGCGGTGCCGGTCACACGAGCGTGTTCCAGCAGAAGATCGCGCTCTACAAGGCAGCCTACCCCGACAAGAGCGATGCCGAAGTCCTCGAGATGGCGGACGGTCGCAAGCCGCCCAATCCCGCCGACCTCCGCGCGCGCGCGTTCGTCATCGCCCAGAAAGCGACCGATCACCTCGGCCGCCCACTCTACAAGACGCCGGAGGATCAGCGGCGCGCGGCCGATGAAACGCTGGCCTACATGCTCGGCGGCCAGCCGCAGACCGCTGCCGTGCCCGCGCCGGCAGCGCCGCCGACGGCGGCACCGCCCGCATCGCCAGCGCCAGCACCCGCTCCCGCAGCGCCGGCTGCTGCCGCGGGGCCGGACATGAGCCAGGCGCGTAAAGCACCTGACGGGCAGTGGTACGTGCCGGATCCGAGCCGCCCCGGCAAATTCCTTCGGGTCGAGCCGTGAAGCTCGTCGAAGTCGACCACGATCCCTTCACCCAACCCGATCCGCAGCTCGTCGACGCCGTTCTCTCCGTAGAGAGCGGCGGGCGCGCGGATGCGGTCTCGCCGAAAGGGGCGACGGGTGTGGCGCAAATCATGCCCGCGACGGCGCGCAGCCCAGGGTATGGCGTCGAGCCGCTGAGCGATCCGAGCGATCCGGAGCAGAGCCGCCGCTTCGGCCAGCAGTATCTCGGCGCGATGATCCGCAAGTACGGCGACGTCGACACCGCGCTGATGGCCTACAACTGGGGCCCGGGCAACGTCGATCGCTGGATTGCGGGCGGGCGCACCGGTCCCGTGCCGAACGAGACCAGCAGCTACGTCGAGAAGGTGAAGGCGAAAGGCCCACGCCTCGTTCCGGTCGAAGGCGACCCTTTCAAGCAGCCGTCGCAATCCGCGCAGCCGAAGTTCACTCCAGTCGAGGGCAATCCCTTCGAGGCGGCGCCGGCCGAACCGAGCGAACAGCCCGACGAGCCGTTCCTGACCGATCCGCGCTGGAGGCGTGCGCGGCCGCCGCTGCAGTCCACGATGGTCAAGGAGCGGCTTCGCGCGGGCACCTATGGGCTCGGCGCCGGTCTCAGCGCTGCCGGCGCCACGACCGCCGCGAGCATGCTCGACACGTTCGATCGCATCGACAGCGGCGAGAACGTGCCGGAATCCGACGACCCGGTCGGCTACCAGCACATGAACGAGGAGCAGCGGCGCCAGGCGCGCGCCGACATGCAGGCTTCGCTGGGCCGCAACGTCACGACCATGGTGCAGCGGCAGGCCGAGGCGGGGAAGACTCCTCCCTCCGAGACGACCCAGCGCGCGCTCAATGCGAAGACATGGGGCGAGTTCTGGGACGCGTTCACAGACGCACCGGGCCGGTTCATCGTCGAGACAGGACTCGAATCGCTCCCCGCGTCCGCTCCCGGCCTCCTCCTCGGCGGTGGCGCCGGCGCCTTGCGCGGCCGCGTCGCCGCCATGCTCGGCATGGGCGGCGGCTCGTTCGCGGTCGACTTCGCAACCCAGCTGGTCGACGCGCTGAACGATGCCGGCGTGGACGTCTCCGATCCAGCCGCGGTCGAAGCCGCGTTGCGAGATCCCGAGATGAACCGCGCCATCCGCCAGCGCGCGGCCCTGCACGCGGGACCCGTGGCCGCGCTCGATGCCGCCTCGGCCGGTCTCGCGACGAAAACCCTCGTCCCGCGCGCGGTCGCAAAGCCGATTGTGCGCGAGGCGCTCAACATCCCCGCTCAGGTCGGCGCACAGGGTGCACTCGGCGGTGCCGGCGAGGCGCTCGGCGAACTGGCGAGCGGTCAGGAATTGCAGCCCGGCCAGATCATGGCAGAAATCGCGGGCGAGGCCTTCGGCGCACCCGCCGAAGTGGCCTCGCTCGCCGGCGCGCGCGACCATGCGGCGCCTGCTACGCCGCCACGTCCCGGGCCATCAGCTGCGGACCTCAAGGAAGTCCTCGAGGACAAACGTCCCGTTGAGGAGATCATGGCCGAGCGCCAGCGCGCGGCCGAAGCAGAGCACGAGCAGCTCACGCGCGATCGCCTCGTCGCACAGGTCCAGCAGGAGACCGGCGACACGGCCATGGCCGATGCCTTCCGCAAGGCGCTCGAAGGCAAGGGTGCGCGCACGGAACCGATGGACGTCGAAACCGGTGCGGACGTTGATGCAGCAGCCGCACAGGCAGATCCGGAGCCGACGCCGGCGCAAGCGGATGCCGGGAACTATCGCAAGGGCCACATCAGGATTGACGGGCTCGACATCGCGATCGAGACCGCGCGCGGCGACGTGCGCACCGGCATCGGATCGGATGGACAGCCGTGGTCGAGCGTGGCGCCGGCCCACTACGGCTACATCAAGCGCACGGTCGGTAAGGACGGCGATCAGGTCGACGTCTATGTCGGGGACAATCCGCAGTCCGGTCTGGTGACGGTCATAGACCAGATCGACCCCGAGACCGGCCGCTTCGACGAGCACAAGATCGTTCTCGGGGCGGACAGCCAGGCGGAAGCGCTGGCGCTCTACGACGCCGGCTTCAACGACGGATCCGGAGCAGCGCGGCGCGGCGCCGCCACCACGATGACCATGCCCGAGTTCAAGGCGTGGCTCGCCAAGGGAGACACGAAGAAGCCCCTCGCTTATCGCCCTGCGGCTCCCGTCTCCTCTCCGGCGGTCGAGCCTGCGGCGCCGCCCCCGGCTCCGGTTGCGCCTTCCGTCGAGCCGGGGGCGGTTGTCAGCACGATTTCTGTGGGTGCGACGGTCACCGTCGACACAGCGGATGGCGAGCAGGATGGCACCGTGCAGGAGCGGTGGTTGCGTCAGGGCGTCCCATACATGCGCGTCGTCGACGACAATGGCGAGACGATTTACGAGGGGCCGATGAGCGCCGCGACCCCGGTCGCGTCGATGCTTCAGCGCGGTTTTGGCGAGAAAGGCGTCCAGTATTCGCTTGCGCTCGATATCCCGAAGGCGGAGCGTGCGCGCGAGCAGCCGCAGCCTACATCCGAGCCGGCGCAGTCGGCTCAGGCTCAGAGCGACTTCGAGCGCAGCGCCGTCGCCCCGTCATCGGCGGGCAGGCCGGACCTTGTCGTTCACGACACGATAGACGGCCGGCCGGTCACGTACACAGCACCGGACCTCCTTCACAGGCGCCTGTTGAGCTACGCGCTCGACCTCGACGCCGGCCGACGCCGCCCGCGCGAGCGCAGTGCGCTCTTCAAGGCTTTCAAGCCTCTCATCGTCGAGGACTTCGCGAAGCCCGCCGACCTCGACCAGCTGGCAGCCGACTATCTCGAGAACCTCCGCGCGAACGCGCACGATCGCAAGCTGAGCACGCTCAACGCCGAACTCGTCGTCGAGCCGGATCTTCAGGCCGAGTATTGGCGCACGAAGGTCATGGCCGGCCGCAAGGGAGGCTCGCTCTACCACGCCGCCCCAGGTTGGACCGAAGCCCGCATCAAGCGGGAAATCGCGCGCGGCCTGTCGGCGATCGACGACCTCTCGCGACGGAAGACCGGCCAGGTCATGGCGGCGATGTATCGGCCGGACCTTGGGCCGATCACGTTCGACTGGGGCCAGCCGGGCACCGGGCCGCGCTTCAAGAAGGGTGCAGGGGTGAGCCACATCCTCGCCAAGCACGGCGAGGCGGTCCTGAAGCGCATGCCGGAAGTAATCGCCCGCGGCAATATCGACCGGCTGCAGGGGCCCGAGGTCGGGCGGCGGGTCCATATCAGCTACGACGGGCACAGGGCCGTGCTCTCCCTGTGGCGCCACGGGGCGCAGGAGACCTGGCTTCTGACGGGCTGGGATGAAGGGAACCCCGGCGGAATTGGCGGAGTGTACGGTCCGGCCAACCCTACGCTCTCCGGGCCTATGCGTTCTCGTCCCGAAGGGGGAGCGGGGTCCTCCGGTAATATAAGTGCAGCCAAGCCTGGCAGCAAGTTGCAGGCCGGCATGGCGATTTCCGGGGTCCCAGGCGTGACCCGCGTCGAGCGGGTGGCTCCGGACATGATCGGCGTCTACCGGTTGACCCCGGAAATGGAGGCGCGCCGCGCCCAGCTCGAGCCGCAGCTGCGCGCGATCGTGCAGCGGATGGCGGGTGGCAACGCGCCGGCGCTGACCGTCGTAGACACCCTGTTCACCGACAACCCGGACGACCAGGGCGCGCATTTCGGGTCCTACTCGCCACTGGCGAACCTCATAGCTATCTCGACTCAGTCTCCCGATCCGATCGGCACCGTCCGCCATGAGACCATCCATCTCCTGCGGCAGCTCGGGATCATCGATCGTGCGGCATGGAGGACCCTCGAAACCACCGCCATGGAGCGGAACTGGATCGGCAAGCACGACATCGAAACCCGGTATCCCGGCGCCGACGGCGATCTGATGCTCGAAGAGGCGATCGCAGATGAATTCGGCCGGCGCGCGACGTGGCTGCAGCTGCCGCCCGCGGTCAATGCCGTCTTCCGCAAGGTCGACGAGTTCTTCCGGCGCGTGCGCGCGGCCGTGCGGCGTGTGTTCGGCCGGGAGCCGGACTTCAAGGACCTTTTCACCGCGATCGAGCGCGGGTGGTACGCGGAGCAGCAGCCGTCGGAACCGGCAACGGAGCGCGCGGCCGCTCAGCGCGCCGTTGAGGATTTCAGCACCATGCAGGCCCAGGCGGTGCGCGACGACACCAGGCCGGAGAAGAAAGAGGCGACTCTCCGGTCAGCGCTCGACACGCTGCACTCGAAGCCGCCGACCACTCCGGCACGGCCACTGCCTTTCGAGCATGATCTCGGCGGCTTCCAGCGGTCGATGATCCACCCGCGCACGATTGCGGCGATGTACCCAGCCTTCACACCCGTGTGGAATGCCGGCGTCAAGCAATTCGCCACGCGCGATCGCGTTGCCGGCGAACTGATCGGCCTGAAGGAGGCTTACGACAAGCTCTCCAACGAGCAGAAGGCGAACGTCAACAAGGTGCTCGAGCTGGGGCGCTTGCAGGGCGAGACGTTCCGGCCAGGCACCGACGGTCGGATTGTGACGCGCAACACGGTCGGCACGGCCGGAACCGGAAGCATCGGCGGTGCTGCGCTCTCGAAGGCCGGCGAGACCGTGACGCTGAGCCCGGACGAGGCGCTGGGCTATCTCGCCGTGCGGCGGACGATGGACAGGGCCCTCGACCTGTTCAAGGACCAGATGCTGCGCGAGTGGGGCTTCGACCCGTCGCTGCCCGGCACGCCCAAGACCGCACGCGAGTTCGAGGAGATGGCCAAGGAGGCCTCGGACGCGGGGGACGCGCCGACGGCGGAACGGCTGGGCAAGATCGCCAACGTCCTCGCCGAGGTCGAAATGGCACGCAAGCGCGGCTACGTGCCGTTCACGCGCTTCGGCCAGTGGTACGTCACGGTGCGCTCCGGTGATTCCGACATCGTGCATCGCGAACACTTCGAGGTGCCAGGCGGCACCTGGCGCGGGCCCGTGGGAGCCATCCAGCGCCGCCGCTGGGCGGCGACGATCGAGGAGCGCCGGCGCGAGCTGATGCGCATGTACCCGCGAAGCGCCGGCTTCACGGTCTCGAATGTCCAACGCGTCACGCCGAAGACGATCGAGGACCTGCCGAGCCTCGCCGATATCAGCGGGCTCCTGTCGGCGGCGCACCTCGACGTTGCGACGGCGGCGCGGGTCGAGGAAGCCGTGAACCGCGTGATCAAGGAGATGGGCTTTCGCAAGCACTTCATCAACGCGCGGAACGTCGCGGGATATTCGGCCGACTTCGACCGGAGCCTTGCGGACTACGTCACAGGGCTCGCCGGCTATCTGGGGCGGCGCGCGGCACGGGATGATTTCGAGGAAGCGTTGGCGCGGATTCCGAACGACACGTCGAAGCTGAAGCGCTACGCGACCGACTGGCACGAGTACATCCAGGCGCCGAGCGAGGAATGGGCGCGGCTGCGGCAGGCGGGATTCCTCTATTACCTTGCTGGCCGCATTTCGAGCGCCGCGGTGAACCTGACTCAGGTCCCCGTCGTCACGATGCCGTATCTCTCGCAATTCGCGGATCCGGCGCGCGTGAACATCCAGCTGGGGCGGGCCTATACCGATCTCTCGCAGATGATGTCGGTCGACGCGGCGAAGAAGCTGACCATCTTCGACCCCGACAAGGCGCCCGAGGACGTGCGCGCCGACCTGAAGAAGGCTTTCGCGGACGGGACGCTTGTCCCGCTCGAAACGTTCCAAGAGATGGCGAAGGCGCACGGACGCACGCCGAGGGGCCGCCAGATCGAGCGAGGTGCCCGGAAGGCGATGGACCTTGCGGCACTGGCGTTCAGCGCTGCCGAGCGCGTCAACCGCATTGCCACGTTCATCGCCGCACACCGCCTCGCGCGCATGCCCGGCGTGATGGCCAAGGCCAGCCACGTCCTCGCCAGCAATGAGCTATGGGCCTCGTCGGACGAGTGGCGGACGCCGGCCGGCTTCGCGAAATGGGCCAGCGACGAGACGCACTACGTCATGGGTAAGCTGAATCGCCCGACGTTCATGCGCGGGCCCGGCTCGCTGATCTTCCAGTTCAAAGGGTTCACCGCGAACACGCTGGAGCTGTTCTGGCGCATGGGCTTCATGCACGAGGGGGCGGCGGGGAAGGGGGCTCTCGCTCTGTCCGCGCTGATGCTGCTCGTCTTCGGTGGTCTGTTCGGCCTGCCCGGCGCCGACGACCTGAAGGAGTGGGCCGAGTATGTCTACAAGAAGGTCACGGACAAGGATATCGACCTTGAGCGCGAACTGCGCGCGATCGCCGGCGGGGGACTGCTGGGCCGCATGGTCGCTCGAGGACCCGCGCGCGAGGTGACCGGCGTCGACCTCTCGAAGCGAGTCGGCATGGGCGACATCATGCCGAACCCTGGCTTCGGTGATGACGCGCTCCGTCAGGTCGCGCCGCTGCTTGGCGTGCCATTCGATCTTCTCGTGATGCGTCCCCTCGACGCGGGCACGGCCGTCGGCCGCGGTGACCCCCTCAGCGCCGCAATCCGGCTGTCTCCGGAAGCGATCGCGGACCCGCTCCGTGCCTTGCAATGGCAGACACGCGGATCGGTCGCGCGACTCACGGGGCGGAAGATCCTCGACCGCGATCAGACTCTGCCGACTGGCGAGACCCTGCGAGATCCCGCGAACCTCGCGAAGCGGGCCATGGGCTTCCAACCTACTGGTGTTGCGCGCGCCATGGAGGAATACGGCGCCATCAACCGCGCCTCGCGCGCGGCGAATGACCTTTCGGCGACGTTCAACACGCGCCTTGCGTCCGCAATGGTCGCCGAACAGCGCGCCGAGACCCCAGAGGCCCAGGCGAAAGCGCGCGCGGATCAGGAATCGGTGCTGCGCGACATCGAACGGCACAACCTCACGGCACCCGACCACCTCCAGGTCGTGCCGTTCCAGAAGGGCCGCCCCAGCCCCGGCCTGCGCGCCGCCCTCGAGCGCGAGAACTACGGGTCCTACGCGACCCAGGACAAGCGCCTGCCGAAGAAGGCGCGCGGCGAAGCCGAAGCCATCCGTCCACTCTACTGAGGCTCACCATGATGACCGTGATCGTCTGCGCCCTCGCCGGCGCGGTGCTCTTCCGCGTGCGCGGCGGCCTTCTCGACCTCTGGCATATCGATATCGGCACCGTGCGAGGTCGGATCGCCTGGTCGTCTCTCGGCGTCCTCGTGGCGCTTCTTGCCGTCGATTGGAGGCTCGTCGGGCTCTGCCCGCTGCTGCTGGCCGGCACATTCATGGGCTGGCCGCGCTCGATCGACATGGGCCGGAACGAAGGCGAATGGCAGGTCGATTTCTACGCGCACATGGGGCGCGGGATCTTCTTCACGTTGCCGTGCGCGCCGCTCCTGTGGCTGGTCACCGGTAACGACTGGTTCGGCTATGTCGGCCTGCTCGCCGGACCGCTGTACGAACTCGGTTGGCGCACGCCGTCCAAGATACCGGGCTTCTTGCGAGGGGCCGAGATGGGCGAAGCGTATTTCGGTGCTGCGATCGGCGCCGCACTGGCCGTGGCGGTGCCATGACCGAAGATGAAGTCCGGAAAATCGTCCAGCAGAGCGTGCACGAGACGCTCACGACGCTCGGCATGGACGTCTCGGATCCTGAAGCCGTGCTCGCCCTCCAAGCTGATCACGCTTACCTGCGCCGCTCGCGGCTCGGCGCCGACGAAGTCGCGAAATGGGTCAAGCGCGGCGTCATCACGGCCGGGACAAGCGGGCTGCTCTACACCGCTTGGGAAGGCTTCAAAGGCGCCCTGCGCCTGAAAGGAGGCGGCTGATGGACTGGACGTGGCCGCATTTCACGCCGGGCGAACTGGCATGCAAAGGGGACGGAGCACTGAAGTTCCATCCCGGCTTCATGGAAGCGCTCGAGGCGCTGCGCGTGGCATTCGGCCGCGCCATGACCGTGACCGGCTGCTGCCGGACGAAGGCCTACAACATCCAGATCAACGGCCATCCGCGATCGCTGCACATCTGCGACGAGCCGCAGCACCCAGGACAGCAGGGGACGCTCGCGGCCGACATTGCTGTAGCCAGCGTCGTCGACGCGCGCGAGCTCGGGCTGCTCGCCATGACGCTGGGATGGTCTGTCGGCGTGCCGAAGGCCGGCTTCATCCATCTCGATCGCCGGGACCTCATCGGGCTGCCGCGCGGCCTGTTCGGCTACTGAGGAGCGGGACCATGAACAAGAGTTGGCGGAAGTCGAAGACGCTCTGGTTCAACGCTGTCGTCTCGGGGCTCGTAGCCGCCGAGGCCGGCATGGGCGTCCTGCAGCCGGTCGTACCGGTGAACATCTATGCGACTGCCGTTTTCGTGCTCGGCGTGGGGAACGCGGTGCTGCGGTTCCTGACTTCTCAGGGCATCGGCAAGTGATCGTGCCGATCTGGGTGTATGCGGCAGCTGCCGCGGTCATCGCCGTGTCGAGCTTCGTCGCCGGCTCCAAGGTGGCCACCGACCACTGGAAGGCGCAGCTGGTCTCGGCGCAGCAGGATCACGACGAAGACATGAGGGAAGCCAATGAGCGCAATAACGACCTCGCGCGCCAGCTCGAGGAGAGCCGCGCCAGTGTTCGGGTGGTCTACCGCACCATCAACCGCGCGGTGGAGAAGGTGGTCGAGAGGCCTGTATATCGCGCTGAGTGCGTCGACGATGACGGCCTGCGGCTCGCTAACGATGCCCTCGCAGGACGCGCCCCTGATCCCGGCAAACCTGACGGCGCCGTGCCCGGACCTAAGCCCGCTCGATGATAAGACCGGTGCGGCACTCGTCGCGAAGCTGGTCGAGGTCAGCGAGCAGTATTATGAGTGTCGGGCGCGGCACCGGGCGCTGAGCGAATCTGTCGGCAAACCTTAACGCCCGCGAATCGCAAACACAGCCACCCTGAGCGGTTCGCAAGGCATTGTTACGCCCCAGATTTTGCGCGCCGCCCCCTGCGACTCGTTAAGAACTGGGACTTTTGGTTATCGGAATCAATGTGTTGCAGAAGCAAAAAGGCTGACTCATACTTCCGGAACTCCGTGGCCGCCCTCCCGAGTCGTTAGATGTCTTCCGCCGTCCAACGAAGGTTCGATCCGACCGGCCCCATGCCTTCGAGAACTCGTTACCGCGCCCCGACAGAGATCGTCGCGGTCACGCTCAAGGAGTTGATGGCGGCGACGGGTCGGGCTGCGCTCAAAGAGCAGCAGTTCGATATGTTGCGTTCTGCGGGCACTGCCGGCGGCCGAGACGACGTGCGCGTCTTCTACGCGGGCGATGTCACATTGCTCAGTCGGCGTTGCGTGTCGATCGTTGGCACGCGTGAGGTTACCGAAGCCGGCCGGCTGCGTGCGTCACGCTTGGCAAGGGAATTGGTTGCGGCGGGTGTCGCCGTTGTGAGTGGCCTTGCAAAGGGCGTCGACACTGCGGCGATGACAAGCGCGATCGAAGCCGGAGGCAAGACCATCGGCGTAATCGGGACGCCCCTGAACAAGGCGTATCCCGCCGAGAACGCGGAACTTCAAGAGCAAGTCTGGAAGCGCTTTTTGCTGCTGACGCCCTTCGCCGTTGGCGAACCCACATTCAAAAGCAGCTTTCCGAAGCGCAATCGGGTCATGGCCGCCCTCACCGACGCGACCGTGATTGTAGAGGCGTCGGATACGTCTGGAACGCTCCATCAGGCGGCAGAGTGTCAGCGGATAGGCCGCTGGCTGTTCATCATGAAGTCGGTCGCCGAAGATCCCAGTCTGAAGTGGCCACGTTCGTTCCTGACTGGCCCCAAGACTGCGGTCCTCGAGAATACCGAGGACATTATTCGCGCGATCGGGTGATGCCCGAGACGCTTCGCGTATGGTCGGTGATCTCCTACCTCACGGAGGTAGAGGGCCTGACGTGGCGCCAAGACGACTACACCGCCAACAAGATCATCAAAGCTGTCAAAGGCGAAGAATTCAAAGGGTACTTCGACGTCAAGATCGGGAACCAGCAGAAGCGCTTCGACAAGACCAACATCGCCCAGTTTATGCCGGTGCTGTACCAGGCAGTAGGCAACAAGATAAAGGAACTGATAGGCAACCGCGTCACGCTGGTGCCGATCCCAAATTCTAAGGCTACGATTAGGGATCGGACCGACTTCCGCACGCTCGTCCATGCCCGCGCGATAGCGGAGTCCATCGGCAATTCCGCCGGCGCATCGGCCGCATTGCGATGGAGGTCGGAAAAGACGCCGGCGCACAAAGGCGGCAGCCGCGACCCTCAGGTGCACTACGAAAACCTCAAGGTGATGGACCTGCCAACCGGCGCGGTGGTCCTGTTCGATGACGTCCTCACCAGCGGCAGCCAGATCGTCGGGGCTTGCCGGCGATTGACAGCCGCGGGCGTAGAGCCGGTTTTCGCAATCGTGATCGGACGCGCAGTCAAAGCGCAGCTTGAGGTCTTCGAGTGGCGACACGAAGACGTGCAGGTTGTGGAACGACCGTTTAATTGGGATGAGTTCTAACCAGAAGCCTCCCTGTTCAAATGACCCCGGCGCCGAAAGGTGTCAGGGCTTTTTCGTTCAGTGGCCCAAGCACGATGAGAAATAGGAAAAAACCAGCGCCAAACTGCCGCCCATCATCTCGCCCGGTCCCATAGTTTACTCCCTAATTTACCGCCTCGTCCGGCGCCCGCCGCAGCTGTTTATTGCCTCGACGATGCGGACCCACACGCGTTGGCCATCCGTGTCGTTCTCGGCACCGTACTCGTCAGCGCGCATGGCGGCCTGGATCGCAGACTTCCTCGCCGTAGCGCTTAATGAAGATGTTCGCCGTGGCGTAGATGTCTCGGTCGGAGATCATGGTTGCTTTGCAGACGTCGACCATCCACGAGCTAACACGGCATCTACAAATGGATCGTTATTCGGCCCGTGAATATACAAACCTTTCTCGGCTGCAATGCTGACAGCAGAGCCCCAAAGGCCCGTAATCCTGCGGACATGTTCACTCCACTTTTCGTCTGCACCAAGATCCGCCCTAACAAGGCCGCGTGTCAGCATCAGTCCGCTCAATGACTGATTCTCCTGGAGGAAGCTCGTTAATGCTATTTCGGAGTTGTCAAAACAAAGCGTCCCATAGCTTGGGACTACCACTTCGCCCGAGAGCGTCTTCTGTTTGATAAACTCAGGTACATAGCGAATCTGAAGACTCAGCTCCGTGCCATAGCGGCACGTTCCGAGTACGACGCGCCTGAAGCCTTCGAGGAATCTAATCGCCTGACTGCGCTGTGGTGGGGTTAGGCCATCTGCCGAAACATAACTCAGCCGCAGGTCGAATACGTAAGTTCCAGCCTGCATCGTCAGCAATGTGGGCGACTTTACTTTTAACAGTTTGGCCTGGGTTGGTATGCCTTTCGCTTCTCGCAGGACCTGAATCAACGCGATGCGATCGTCACTGTCGTCATCTCGTGCCTTTAAGGCCGCAAGAATGTACGCGTTGTGCCAGCTAATCTGGCGGTTCGCAGGAGACTCATAAAGCTGGTCAAAGTACTCGACTATATCGTTAACCACCGTTTGCGGCGGTGTATCGAGCCAATCTCGCGCGAAGCCATAGGATGCCTGATTCCCGATGAGTCCGTCGGCAATGCTGCGGGCCTGAGCGCCCGCCCAAAAACCTCGAATAACAAAAGATCGAGCGTCATGGCTTAAAGCTCGCCAGCAGCCACCATCCGTCTTCGCCTCGTTGTTAGCAGTCGAACATGGACGTTCTTGCGCCGAAGCCCCGACTGCAGAAATCAGGATCAAAAGGTAAATGGCTATCCGCTGCATGGCACCCCCTCCGCTGCTCATAGCAGAGCACAACCGGCGGTTAATTTGAAGAGCGCGGGGGGTGAACGCCGCAGTAGTCCGGCAGCCGATAACGAACGCGCTGAACGATCCCGGCGCGCGGCTCTGAACCGACATACCGCGGACTGTACCGTGGGCAGCTGAGCGCCCATCCGCCGCGGACCATTGCGCCGTTCAGGTCGACCCCGCCCGCGCTACAGTAGCCCACCGCGCGCCGATGCGTGCGCTCGCCTGTGAGCTCGCAGCGGACTTCCCTGTCGCCGATCAGCCGCCGCATCGCTTCGGTTGCCTCAGCGCCCCCAGGCTCACCGCGCTCCGGAGCGGCGATGCCCTTCAGCCGCACCGGAACGGCGCCGATCTCGATCGTGTCGCCGTCGATCGTGCGCGCGTGGCCGGTTAGGATGGCTTCTGCCGCCTGGCCGGGCACGCAAGCCATAGACATAAGTAAGGCGAATAAGAGAGCCTTCACGGTCGGGCCCGCGTCGGCGTGAAGCGCTCAGATGGAAAGACCGCGTCGAAGCAGGACCGAAATTCCTCTCCGTTTCGAGGGATCGGGTTGTTTGCGCACATCGTCGCCGTCGCCGTGCAGCTCTTGTGATCGTAGTCTTTGCGATCGAAGGCCTTGTCGCAGCGGGTGCGTGCGGCCTCGGCGAGCTTGTTGATCTCGGCCGCATGCCTGCGTTCCTCGTCGGCTTTCTTCTCGGCGGCGATGCGCGCAATCTGCCCGCGCTCAAGGGAGTCGACCGGCCGAATCGCGGTCGGCTGTGCCGCGGCGGTGCGCAACCGCTCGAACTCGGCGCGCGCCTCGTCGAGGCCGTCGAGGTTGAACACGAAGTCGCGCGGCATGGGCTGTGCGTCTACACGCAGCAGCAGCTTGCGCCCAGCCTGGATCTGCGCGGCGAGCTCTCCTTCCTGCTCAAGCTGCGCCATGCACATCTGGGCGCGCTCGTTGCATGCGCGCATTTCGATGGGCTTATGCGTGTCGACGCGAGCCAGGGCATTCCTTAACGGCAGTCGGCTCGACACCAGGCGGACCGCGGCGCCTTTATCCGTGTCGCGCCAGCTGAGGAAGACCATCTCCCTCCCGCCGACTTCAGTGCCGTTGCCGAGCAGGATGCAGGTGGTCTTATCAGTCATTCCGTCGACGGTGCATTGCACCGTCCAGCCGCCGTAGTCCTTGCTCGAACGAATATTCTGTGCGCTTGCGACATGCGCGCCTGCAACCAGGGCGGCTGCCGCCGCAATCGTTAACGATCTACGCATCTCGCGACTCCAACCCAGCGGTCACGGGCAACCGCAAGATGCAAACATATGGCGGCTGAAATTGAAAGAAGTGGCGTCACCTAACCCAGAGATGAAAGCCGCGCCGGTGAGGGCGGGGCGGAGTTTATCTAGAGGGAAGGCCCCCGGTTGCTCGCTAACTCAGCTCCTCGAGGATTGCCGCATCGTCATTGCGTGGGCTGTTGACGCGCGTGCTGATCTGATATGCCCGCATCAGGTCAGCCGGGAAGGGCTCGCACGCTGCCTGGAGTGCCGGCGGATCGGCCGGCTCTTCGCCGAGCCACAGCGCGAAATTTTCCGGCCGCAGAATCACAGGCATACGGTTGTGGATCGGCGCGACGAGTTCATTCGGCTCGCCGGTGACGATCGTGAATGTCCGGAGCCAATTGCCCTCCGGATCCTTCCAGTTTTCCCAAAGGCCGGCCATTGCCATCGGCTCGCCCGACTTGAGAGTAATGAACATCGGCTGCTTCGCGCCCCCAGTCTTCTTCCATTCGAAGAACCCGTTGGCCGGCACGATGCAGCGGCGGCCCTTCGCAAATGCCTGCTTGAACGCAGGCTTGGTCGCCATCGTCTCGACGCGCGCATTGATGCACTGGTTACCGATCTTCGGGTCTTTCGCCCACGACGGGATTAAGCCCCAGCGCAACAGGTCCAGCGAACGCGCCTTAGTCTCGGGATTGAAGCGCACCACTGGCGCCAGCTGCGTCGGCGCCATGTTGTAGCGCGGCGGGAAATTCGGCAGCGGTCCGGTAACCTTGAAGTAGCGCCCGACCTCGTCGGGCGGCAGGGAGACGGAGAATCGGCCGCACATGGCTGGAGTTTATCTAGTCGGTTGATTCGCGCGCCAGCAGCCGCTTCATGAACTCGGCGGCGCGCTCGCCATTGCAGTCGCGGGGCCCCCGAAGCTTCACTCCGGCCGCCCGCAGCCCCTGTAGAATAAGGTCAGCCTGAAGGTCGTGCTTGCGCCACCATCCCAGGGTGGCGCCGCGCTCGAGCGCATCGACGATAATAGCCTTCACGTCGTCCCGGGTCATGGCACAGGAAGGGTCGGCACATAAGCTGTTCCTAAGGAACCTGCCGTGTGTGGAAAGCGTGAACCTTGCCGTCCTCTGGGCTCCGCATCTGGATAATCCAACGGTCAGAACTCCCGGCCAGGTGAACCATGTGAAGATCGAGCAGGCGTTCAATCCGTCCTATCCACTCTGCAATCGGACGACCGAAGCGGACGATACGAGGATCAGTGCGAAATGGATTCCGCGTGTGCAAGACCTCGCTGCACTGGTCATAAAGAAAAACGAACTCGTCTGCCGTTAGAAATCCGTCGTTCACATTCTCTATCTGCCGAACCCGTTGATCATTTGCAGCAGAGACGGAGATAGGTTGCGGATAAAAGTCACGGTGAATCTTTGCCATCTCGGCTAGCAGGCGCTTTGCACGCCAATGCGCAGCAAAGTTCGCATGCGCTTGCGCATACGCCTCTTTGTGAGCCGAGAGCGAACTGAACGCGATAAGCTCAAGCGACTTGCGTAGGTTTAGACACACGACCTCGGCGTCCATATCTTCATGGCCGCAAGGTGATCTGCCCGACACTACTTCGTTGATTAGCAGGACACGGCGCTTCACCTCCTCCATGCATTCGCAGTAAAGCACGATAGATTCTTGGGGTATCGGTGCCGGTTCAGACATTCCGGTCATTTCGGCGCTGACCGTTCCATCGGGGCGGCGGCATAGATTGAATTCGAAGGCCGATGCCGAGAAGTAGTCGCGAAATTTGCCAGGCCTGCTAGGCGTCCCGGTATCTTGTTGAAGGAGGAAATAGACGATGGCGATCTCGTGCGGATGCCGGCCGTCGCTATCTTTGATCAATCCCGTCTGCAGAAGATGTTCGACTGCGGCCCTGCTGACGCCCACCAAGTCAGCGCCAGTGCTCGTTGCCGCCTGCAAGACGTCCTGTTCAAGGGCAGCTACGTCCTTCTCGCCGCCGATCCAAGTGAACACGTGACGACCGTCCACATTGACCTTTATTTCGCCCATGCTGTTGCCTTTCGGCGCACGCGGATCCAGCCATCATGAATCCACAATGCGAAGGAGGTCCCGCCGATCACCGCACCGGCCACGAAAGCCGCGCAGCTGATGATCGCCGCGGCGATGCCGACATACTGGTGTCGTAGCGCGGCCCTGCCGCGGCGCTTACGTAGGGCTTCCTCGCGTGCGATTTCTTCGGCGGTCGGGCCCGATGCCTTCGGAACGTGTGGCGACTCCTCCACGTGCGCCTTGTTGCGGACCATCGCTCGGACGTTTCGCTCAGCCGTGGCGCGATTCGCCCCAGCGTGAAGCGACAGAAAAGCGAATATCGCGGCAATCAGCGCGGCGACGATCCCGAAAGCGTGCGCGCTCAGAGCGTGGCCTAGGCTGGAAGGGGTCAGCGCACCTTCGAACACCTTTTGGAGCGATGGCCAGACGATTACTGCACCGCTGTTCATGAGGATAAGTGTGCGAATCGTCATCTGCGCCATGCTGACGGCGGCGCGGCTGGCCTCAACGTCGAAGTTCTCCATGGGCGCGACATCGACCCGATAGCGCTCGAGATAGAGCTTCTCCCGTTCGATGTGGAGCTTGCTCCGCTCGAGGTTCAGGCGTTCGTGTTCGATCGCCAGGCGCTCCTTTTCGATCTCTGCGTCGGCCAT